GTCGTAGTCGTTCATGATCGCGTCGACGATGGTGGCGACGTCGAAGCGGGTGTTTTCGAGGAGGACCTCGATGTCCGAGTGGAGGAAGGCGGTGTTGATGTCGGTGTAGGTGGTGTCCATGTGGTTCTCCCTAGGAACGATGTAAGTACAACATACCATGACTAATTAAGGGAACGCAAGGGGGTAGGGCGCAAAAAAAGGCGCCCTCAACATCTCTGGGGAAGCGAAGGAGGGCGCCGGCGCGGAAGACACAAAAACTTCCAGGCACACCGTAACGCCAAAACCCCCGATACCCTGGTAACCCGCACCGATGGGGGAGCAACCAAATGAGCGAATACGCACCCACAACACTCGTCAACGCCGGAAAACAGATCGCGTTCCTACTCGGCGGAACATTCCTCGGCATCGTCGGCGACACCGGCCACACATACGGCTACCACCGGTCCCGAAACGAACTGCGACGCCGCGGACTGCACAACGACTATTCGATCACGCTCGCACCAGACCAGGCCGGCCCCGGCGACGCAGCATCAGCCCTCGACGTCGGACTCCCCCCGAACCAGATGATCGCCGTCACGAAACGGCTCCTATCCAGGAAAAACGACGCCCGGGCACGCAGGTATCTTCGCGAGTTCTTCGGGACGGTCGACGGGAAACACGTCACCGGGTGGGATTTCCAGCGCTCGAAGTCGGCGTCGTCGGACAACAGCCACCTGTGGCATGTGCACCTGTCGGTGATCCGGAAATACGCTGACGATGATGACGCGGCGGCGGCGATCGTCGCCATGACCACGGAGGATGACATGGACCTCGACGACAGGGTGAAACTCTCGGAATGGATTCCGGACCGGTGGCCGGACCTGGACAGCACGATCTCGGTGCGGACGGCGCTCGGGTCGGCGTACGGTCACGCCCGGTCAGCGAAAGAAGCGGCTCATGACGCGTTGGGTGAGGTTCGTCAGTTGCGGTCGGAGCTGTCTGAGCTGCGCGAAATGGTGAAGACGCTGGTCGAGCGTCGGTAGGGCGTCGGTAGGGCGGGGCGGGGAACGTTCGAGGGGCCGCAACCAATCGGTTGCGGCCCCTCTGCGCTCTGTAACGTCCGTCTAGCGGACCTGACAGTCCTCACACACCGGACCGTCCGGGGTTACGATCCAGTCGTCGTCGTACCCGATACCGCAGTCCTCGAGGTCATCGACGGTGATCGACTCGGCATTGGCAATCCACGACGGGTGCGTGTACCCGTCATCCGGATCCATCACCATGTGCACAGTCCCGCACCCGGAACAAACGATCGCGGGGATGGGCGCCTTGATTCCGGCCGCGACGACAAGACGCTTGTTGAGCCTGGGTACCGGCTTATCTTCGGGCGTCTCGGGCGAGTGGTCGTAGCAGCGGAGACCGTCCTTGCTTACGGACCATTCGTCGCCCCACAGGCGATCGATCGTGTCGTCGTGAGTGATGTCGCTCTTCTTCACGCAGACGAGGCGCTCGTGACCGACGTGACCGAGCATCACCTGCTGTCCGCATCCCGGGTGTCCGCACTCCCACACCCATCCGTTGGCGGTTCCGATCCAGGACGGTCGAGAGTCGTCGGTGTCGTACGCGCCGGGGCCGTGCATCGTCGGCGTCCAATCGGACGTCGGGTGGACGACGACGTTTATCGCGTCGACCGCGTATTCGGGCGCGTCCTGACGGTACTCGGACAAGTCGATCTGCACGAGCTCGATCCGGCTGGCGTCGACACCGAGACGTTCGGCGAGAACACGGGTCGCGTGATCGTGGCCGTCGACGTTGGCGACGAACTCGCCTTTGTGCTCGAGTACCCACTCGTTTGCGTCGTCATCCTGGTATTCGCCGACAGGGAAGTGGTCGTCGAGGAGGAGCAGCTGGTAGTCGGTGCTGTTGTTCATGTGGTTCTCCTGTCTTGGCTGGTCCCGCGTGGCCACCGGATCGTGTCCGGTGGCCACGGGAACGGTCAATTGTCAGCTGTGGTCGGGGCAGTACCAGAGTCCGTCGAACGTCCACCCGTCGCTGGCGGCGTCACGGCGGACGGTCGACCGCTTCGGGTAGGTCGATTCGTTGGGGCAGACGTAGCAGATGAGTACGACGTTGGCCATGTGGTTCTCCTGTGTTCTGTGCGGTCGAACGTTTCGATCACATACACCATACCATGATGAATTAGGGAAACGCAAGGGGCGCGGAAAAGGCCACCCGAAACCGGGTGGCCTCCCCTATGGCCAACTACCGCCAACGCCGAATCGACGCATACAGGGCGCTGACCCGAGCTTCTCGATCGGCCTCCTCACACTGGTAACGCTCCATCTCCGCTTCCAGATGAGATCCCACGTCAACTCGTTTCATCGACTTGTCCATGTCGTCCATCATCACTCGGTGTCCTCTCGTCGCGCATTGACCGCAGCCGCCAACCGAGCAACCTCATAGGCAGCGACGCGGGATGCGAACTTTTGCCGCGTCTCGATCTCCGGGTCCAGCTCACTGATCGCTCGAGACACTCGGCCGTCCGTCGCCTTGTTCGGACGGCCATTATCGTTCAACGCCGCCCATCCCATCTCGTCACAAACGGCCTCAACGACGCGCCGGAACGGGACCCACTCGTCTCCGGTATCGAGGATGCCACTCGATCGGATCGCGGCGGCGACATCCAGCGCTTCGGGAGACACCGGCGGAAGAACGTCGTCGTCGGCGTCTTCGTTGTTGGCGTCCATGGCGAACCACACCTGCAACTCGTCGTCGTCCGGGACGGCCCCGTCGGCGGCCGCTGCGACCCGCGACGACCTCTCAGCGGACTGGATACGTTTGATCTCCTCGGCCAATGATTCAGCGGCATCACGACGACGCGTCGGGTTGCCGTGCTCGTCTCGGGGAGGATCGATCCGGGACGTCCTTTTCCCGACGTTCGTTGGGTCGGTCAACGCGAGTTCGTCGAGAACGTCGTCGTCGACATCACGCCCGGACCCGGTGATGATGTCTCGGACCTGCTGCACTTGGCTATCGCGTGTCCACCGGCCAGCATAGGTCTTCAGGGCACCTGCCGTGTACTCATCGAGGATCGCGTGCGTCTCGAGACGATCCGCGTTGCGTACGGCTCCGGTCCTGATCTCCGGGGACACGTTGTAGCCTTTGATGACCTCCGGGACGCGGCGGTGCCGTTCATCGGTGATCGCGTACGCGCCCGGCGGCAGTCCCGCCAGACGAAGCCGTCCAGAGTCCGCCCCGAATAGTCCCGCGGCCTCAAACCCCTCGTTTCCTTTAGCGGCCCCGAACGCCGTCCGGATCCGCATCTGCGATTTGATGTTGGACGCGTCAGGACCGGTCATCGTCGCGGTGACACGCTGGCTCGCCAGCGTGACCGTGATCCATTCGGACCGTGCTAGCCGGGTCACGTCCGTCACGAGCTGACCAGGTGTGCGCATCCGACCCGTGTGGTCGGGGTACGACTGCCGAGAGTTCAACATCCCGACCGACTCGTCAATGTAGATAGAGATTGCGGGGTCGGACGGCGTTGGCTTCCACCCCTGCCCGTCGGCGCCGAGTCGTCGCTGCCGCTGGTTGATCGCGCGCAGAGTGTCCGCCAGCATCATCGCCGCCTCAGCCTCGTCGAGGGCGATCCAGTCGATCGCTGGTCGAGCGGTCCGATTCTCTCCGGTCAGGTACGGGAGGAGGTAGGGACCGACCAGTCGAGCGCCCTTGTCCGGTGCGATCACCCACACGACCGTGTCCGGCCGGAGAATGTCCTGGATCATGCGGACCTCCATCGCTGTGGATTTACCGCCGTCGGTCATACCGGCAATAAATTCGTGCCCCTGCCTGCGGTCGATCAGGACCGGAGCCGAGGTCACGTCACGGCCGACCTCGTAGTCATCGAGGACGGTCCCGCGTGTGGAGTACAGGTCAGCCGGGAGAGCGATGTTCTCGGCGAGGACGTCGCGTTCGAGGACGACGAGTTCGCACAGGTGCAGTTTTCCGCTGGAATGCGGGCGTACGGTCAGAGACCGTGGCGTGATCGGGTAGGACACGACACGGGACGCCGCGGAGGCGATCCGGTCGAGCGCAGAGTTCAGGCCGGCGATACCCGAAGACCCGTCCTCGATGTCGAGCTCGTAGATCCGTCCGCCGCCGTTGTCCAGCCGCGATTCTCCGACGACCTTCACTCCTTTGACCTTGGCGCGCTCCAGGATCGCGTCCCATTCGTGGCGGCGACGCTCGGCGCGTTCAACTGACCGTTCGGCGCTCGCTCGGAGCGCTTCACGTCGGGTCCGGACTGATACGGCCGCGTAGATCATCATCGTGACCGCGAGGATCGCGGAGAACGTCGCTATCCCCACGATGGTCCACACGCCGCCGGTCATGACGGTGATGACGAGCCACGCGGCGGCCGCGAACACGGAGGCGCCTAGCGACCATGCTCGGACGGGGTCATCAGTTCGGGCGAGACCGACCCCGAACGAGAGGCCCGACGCGAGGACGATCCCAATGACGATGCTCAGGATGACGGCGATACCGGTACCGGGTGACTCCGGGAGAGAGAACCCGTCGGGACGGATCAGGTACATGACGGCGGCGGTCAGCAGGAGCGCGTTGGCGGCGGTGATGGGGTGGCGTATCCACTCTCGTGGCGGGTCGATGTCGCGGAGACGTTCACGGGCGGCGGACCGGGTGGGTTGGCGGTCGGGTTTCGGCAGGTTGATGGTGACGGGTTTATCCGTGCCGGGCGTCGTGCCGTCAGTGGTGGTGTCGGTCATGTCGGATGCCTTCCGGTGTTGGGGGGCGCACCGATCCCGGTGCGCCCCGTCGAGTGGCTACATGCTGTCCATGTTGGTTTGACGGTCGAGCGCGTTCGTGGCATCCGATTCCATGCGTTCGAGGTCGGCCGCATGGAACATTTGGATCGCCGTGATCAGGGTGGCGACGTCGTTCGCGGCTACCGCTTCGTTCGACGCCAAATCGGACAGTCCCTGTGTGATTCGCGGATCGAGACCGGGACGGTCAAAACCGGAGGCGACCGACCGAATGATCTTGCTGTACTCCTCAAGCGCTCCTTGCAGGTCCTGGAGGACAGACATGCCGTAGATCAGACCAGCCTGCTCTCCTCTCCAGTCGACGGTGTTGAGGGAGGCGCTAAGGTCCTCGATCACCTGAGTCATCATCCTCGTCTGAGGGTCGTAGCTTCCGATGGATTTGCGGGTCTGTTCCTGGCTCATGGTTTTCTCCCTTTTCTCCGTTTTGGTGTTGGTTGTGGTCTTGATTGACCGGTCGGTGGCCGGTTTCGATCCGGTCCCGGTCGGTTTTTTCGGGGTCTTCTTGGCTCCGGTCCCGGTCGGTTTTTTCGTCGCGGTCGGTCGGCCGGTTCCTCCCGGTCGACCGGGAGGTTTCCGGCCGGTTCCGGTCGGTCTTTTCCCGGCGCCCGGTCGACCGGTTCCGGTCGGTCGTTTCCGGTCGACCATTCGTGACCGGTTCCGTCCGGTCGGTCGACCGGTCCCGGTCGGTCGTTTCCGACCGGCCGGTCGGCCGGACGCTGCCTTACCCGTCCCGGCCGGTCGGCCACGCAACCGGTTCAGCGCCCGACCGATCCGACCGGCCCCCGGTCGTCCCGACCGAGACCCGATCGACCGACCGGACGATGACCGGCCCGACTTCGCGGTCCGGCGGCGCCGTTCCAACGCAACCGCCCCGGCCGCCGCACCCGCCGCCGCCGCCCCGATCGCCGCCGGGACGACGCCGACAGCCGAGGCGACACCGGTCCACCCGGTCGCCGCGGCCATGCCCGCCTGAGCCAGGTAGTACCTGGCGCCTTCGGCACTCACCGCAAAGCCCCATGCACGTGTTCGCGGGGTTTGACCTGCGCATCCGCGAGATCACCGGGAGCTTTCAAGCGGGCTTTGCGGTAGATCCCGGCCAGCGCCCGCGACGCGATCATCAGCGCCCTGAGGTTGTCCTGGATCTCTTCGACGAGCGCTCCGCATTCGTCGGTTTGACCGTCGATGCTGTCGGGGAGGATCGTGCCGTCCTGGGTGCTGCGGAGGATGCGGTGCATCGTGTCGCCGAGCTGGTCCCAGTAGCTCTCAGCGTTGCTGATGCTCAATGGTGAGGTAGACACGTCTAGAGTCTCCTGTTCTGGGTTCGTGGTGTTTCTGCTGGTTATGGGTGATGTTTGGGTAGAGGCGTCTAGGTGAGACGCGTCTAGATGCGTCTACCTGGTGGCGTTTTCGCGGTTGATGGCGTTGGCGACGGTTTCGATGGCGGCGGCGACCTCGTCGGTGATCTGTTTGGGGATTCCCCACCGGCGGATGATGTCGCCGACGGTGCTCTTCGAAAGCTCGGCGGCTGTGGCGAGTCGCGCTTGGGATGGGAGCTCGGTGACGCCTTGCTCGAGGACGAGTTCGGCGAGGGTCCGAATGAATTGTGTCTCGCGGTCGGTCGTGACGGTGATGTGGATGTTCACGTCCGCTCGGTCGGTCGGTCGGTCGAGGTCGCGACCGGTCGGTCGGTTCGGCCGGTTGATGATGTCGGTCGGTTCGATCGGGGTGTCGTCGGTCGGTCGGTCGTCCGGCCGGTCGTCTGGTCGGTCGGTCCCGGTCGGTTCGGGTTCGTTCGGTCGGTCGGTCACGGTGGTGACCGATCGGTCGACTGGTCGGTCGGTCGGGTCCGGTCGGACGATGACTTCTCCATCGATCACCTCCGCATCGATCGGCCGGTCGACCGAACGGCCAGCGATACGCCACGGAGAATCCGAACCAGCCTGATCGAGGATGTCGCGCGCGTTCAGTGCCACGCGGGCCTTCCACAGGGCTGATTCGAGGTCCTCTGGGGTCGTCACGGCGCCGATACGAAGACCGTCAGCGACAGTTCGGTCGAACCGCTCATAGAGTCGGTCACGTTGTCCGGTCGCTCGCTTGAGCTCCTTCTCGTCTCGCGGGGTCTCAGCAGCCAACCGTTCGTATCGTCCCTCTGCAGACTTCGCCATCGACGCGACCTTGATGAACCGACGCTGCCACCGTGCGTGCTGAATCTCGGCGATGTCCTGGTCCGGTTGGACGAGTCCGAGGCGAGCGAGTGTCCGCATGATCGATCGCCACACGGCAGACACGGCGCGGAGGATTCCGGCGACGATTCGTCCGGTGATGGTGGATAGGCGGGCCTTGTCGAGGGTGGCGGAACGGGCGACGTCACGGGCGATGACGCGGTCCCACATGATCCCGGCCAATACCGGGACCGCGGCGCGAAACACGGAGCCTTCTGGGGTCTCGGCATGAGACGCGGCGAAATAGCCGAGAAGGCCCGCGATCGCCCACACCAGGAGCGTGTCTACGCCGAGGTGACCGGGCGCTCGGACGCGTGCCTCGCGGGACAGTAGCGCGGCGACGACAGCGGCGAGATCGAACAAGACAACGATGACGGCCCGAACAAACGTATCAGTGATGCCGAGGTCGTGGCGCAGGAACTCCCACATCGCCTCTAGTGAGGCGAGGCTGGCGAGAAGTCCAACTCCTGCGGCGCCGACGGCGGCGAGATCAAGTCGGGCGGCGGCGCGTCCGGTGACCTTCGCGGCGCCGACGGCGCGTCGGACGAGCCTGGCGATGATCAGCCAGGACAGGAAGGCCGCGAATAGCGCGGAGATAATGGTGGCGATCGCGAGGACCACGTTGTCAGTGGCCCACGCGATCGCGTTGTTCAGGTCGATGGCGGTCATGGGTGTGTGTGGTCCTCGGTGTTGGGGTGGGTGTCAGGTGAGGTCGTAGATTTTCGCGGCGGCGGCGTAGATCTCGCGTCGCATTTCGGCCGGTGACGGCTTGTAGTGGTTGATCCACTGGTGGAGTGCGGGGATCAGCTCGCCAGTAACACCGGTGGTGTCGACGTAGGGGGTGACGTCGTGGATGTGTTGGCTGATGTGCCGCTGGATCCGGTGGCAGGCGGTGATCTCGCGGTGCGGCGGGTAGTGCTGGCGTGCCGCTTCGCGGATAGCGATCATGACGGACTGGACGGTGGGGATACGTCCGTCCATCTGATCGGCGACGGTTCGGACGGCGTCGTTGATGCTGGTCATGTGGTTCTCCTTATCTGTTGTGATGGGGGCGACCACGCCGGTCGCCCCCGTATTCGATCTCCTATCCGGGGTAGTTGGGGACGAATCCCAGCGAGAAGGTCACGTTGGGGTAGGTGTTCTCGCGGATCTCCTGCGCGAGTCGGCGCTTGGCGTACTTGAGTTCGTCGCGCTCGTAGGCGGTGACGGTGTTGCTCCAGACGATTCCGTTGTCGGTGGTGCGGTGGCGGGTGATGACGTACATGTGGTTCTCCTCAACGTTCGGATAACTACATCATACCATGATTGATTGCGTCGCGCAATACGGGCATGATTGAGTACGGGGCAACATACGTCGACCCATCGAGCTCGACGACACGGACCATGCGACTTGCCCGGAGAAACTCCAGATCCTGGACGATCTCCGACGGCGACCACGGACTCCGATACCCGATACGACCCAGACACGCCAGCCGCAGGATCGACCCGGCCTGGACCGGCATGACCCGGGCGAGTTCACGAGCGGGACGACGGACGTGGTCGCGGCGAAGCTGATCTACCGGAATCGACACCGACCGGACGGCGCCCATGATCAAGTCCCACTTTGGTTGGTGCCATTCGATGCGCGGCTGACGACGGTCCGGTTCGGGGAGATTCCCCTCGTACAGGGCCCTGCGGACGTGGCTCGCAGGCATCCCGCCGAGTGCGGCGCCGAGATCGGCGGTGCCGTACGCCTGGTGGTTGCTCATTCTGATTCCTCTCGTGTACTGTTGCGGGTGTGGTTCTCTTTAAGAGAAACAAGTAGGCCCCCGAATCCCCGGGGGCCTTCTTGCTGTCTAGGGGTGTCTAGGCGTAGATGTACGAGTCCCCCGTTTCGCGGTCGAATCCGACGTTCCATTCGACGTCGGAGTCCCAGGTGGTTCCCTGAGCGTCAACGTAAGGGTCGGGGATGGTGACGTCGACGCGTTCTCCGGTGATGGTGATGGCGGTGATGGTGACGGCTTCGATGTCGTCGGGGCAGTAGATGTCGATGTCGGCGTAGATCAGGATGTCTCCGTATTCGTCGATGCCGATGTCGGTGGTGGTCGCGTCGACGTACGGGTTGTGGTTTTCGATGGAGGCGATCATGTCGGGGGTGAGGTTGTTGTCTTCGGTGTCGATGCGTCCGATGATGCTGATCATGTGTGGTTCTCCTAAGAACGAACTAGGTACACCATACCATGACGAATTATGGAAACGCAAGGGGGGAGGTCAGAAACCACCGAACACACGAAACGGCCCCGGCGAACACCGGGGCCGATCCGAACATCACCGACTACTCGACGCCCTCACGCCGAACCTCCACCATGTAACCGACATCGATTGACTTGACCGGACCGGCGAAAAACCACCCGTTCTTCTCCAGGAGATGCTGCGCCGCTTCGACGACACCGATGATCGTCGACGAGTCATCAGCCGGCTGATCGCCGATCTCCGAGAACAGCTTCGCCCCGGTCCAGTTCCCGCCCTCGCCGATCTCGTACACGTGGGTCTCGAACATGTCGCCCTGCATGATCTTCTTGTCCGTGACGATCCACGCCCTGTACGTGTACGTCACGTGCTCGAGAATCTTCGGCGCCCGTTCGGTCACCCGGTTGATCGCGTTCCCGCCGGACAGTCCCGCGGCTCGAGCGATGGCGCGTTTGCTGTCGACGCCGTGGGAGACGCACCAGCGGATCGCGTCGTCGCGGAGGCGCCGGTAGTGGTCGGCTAGACCGGCGACCGCCGACAGGTACATCAGGTTCGGGTCGGCGTCGCGGTCGATACGGAGTTCAGTCCAGACGCGTTCCCGGTCGGCGTCGATCGACCGGTAGTGGTCGATGACGTCGGTGGGGTTGCTGTTGACCATGGTCGAGTCAGGATCGTCCGGGTCGACCAACACCCGGGGAAGGCCATTGGGGTTCATGCTCTTCGACCACACGGCCAGGGAGATGTCGTCGTCGTCCCAGTTGTCGGCGGGGTCGGGCGTGTCGTCGACGAGGTCGTAGGCCCACCCGTCGACCCACATGCACAGGCCGCCGGCTTCGTTGGTGTCGATGAAGAAATCGAGGTCGGGACGGAACTCGGAGTCGCTCAGGATCGCGTCGACGATGTGCTGAGAGATGCGGACGCCGTAGTCGGTGCGTTCGATGTGGTCGTCGATGTCGGCCATGTGGCGCCATTCGTTGAGGTCGAGGAACTGGTCGGCGGCGTCTTTGGGGAGGGCGATGTGGAACATGGTGTCCTTCTTTCTGGTGCGGTTCTCCGTTGCCACAAAACTAACACGGGTGGAAACAATGTTTCCACCCGTGTCGTGTGTTCTAGGTCACAACATTATCCGCGGTGTAGCTCCTCACCCGTCACCGCCTCCACCAACGCACTCACCATCACCTCCGCCACCGGCGGCGTCACCGCATTACCCAGCTGACGCACCCGATCCCGTTTCGAACCCGCCAACAGGTAGTCGCCGAAAAACGCCATCGCCGCCTGAATCTCATGCGGCTGCAACATGCGAAACCGCACGTCATCAAGGTCGATAGTCGTCGCCGTCGCGATCCCGAGGTGGTTACCCGACGCCGTGATCGTCGCCGTCGGCACCGTCACCGGACGCGCCGTCGAACTACCGCCACGCAGCTCGACCACGAACGCGACACCGGTCTCGTTGCGGGCCGTCTGCGTCCGCATCGGGACCGTCGACGGACGCGCCTCTTTGCCGTCGCGGCCTTCAACCGGGACGATCAACGCCGGAACGCCACTCTGCCGCAACACCGCCGGACGGACGTACCGGTCGATTCCGGCCGCGATCCGGCCGAGCGTCTTCGGCGCGAGCGGACGATCCCGGTCACCGATACGTTGCGCCGGTACCGACCAGTCGATCACCGTCGCCGCCGGCATCACCGTCGGCTCGACGACCTGGCCACGGCACGACGTTCGCGGGCACCGGTACACGTACTGCGTCCGGTACCGGCCCATGTCCGCACCGTTCCGCTTCCACGACTGGATCGCGGCGACGGTCGTGCCGCACGATCCGCATTCGGCGTCGGGACGCAGCCACTTGTCCCAGTCCGGGGCGCGGCCGAGGGACCGGTGCCAGTAGGCGACGTACAGGCGGTCCCGCGATTGCGGCGCTCGTGGGGTGCGGTGGCTGGCGGCGTGCATCGAGTTCAACGCGATGACGCGGGTGTCGTACCCGAGGTTTCGGATGTCGCGGAGCCACCGGTCCCATTCGGTCCAGGCGCGAACCTCGACGACGTTCTCGACGACCCCGGCCGCGACTCGGCCGCCGCGGGAGGCGACACCCGCCAGGTACTGCGGTACCTCGTCCATGAGGGCGCGGCTTCGTTCGGCGGCGGCGTCGCGTCCGGGTTCGAGGCCGGGGAGTGTCGGCTGGTCGGCGAAGTCGCGGCGTTTCCCACGCGCGTTGCTCCATTGTGGGCATTCTGGTGACGCCCAGAACAGGTCGGCGACCGGCCACGTGTCGACGGGCGCGTCCCGAATGTCGCCCTGGTAGTGGTCGACATGCGGGAAGTTCGCTGCGTGGGTTTCGATCGCGCGGTCCCAGTGGTTCGCGGCCAACGACACCGCCACGCCCGGTACCGCGTCAGCACCCTGGCTGCTGCCGCCGGCGCCGCAGAACCAATCCATCATCGTCAACGTCATCGCCTACACCAACCCCGTGACCAGGAACGCCAGGGAAACCATGGTGATGATCGTGGACAGGTACAACGCGACTTTGAGCCGACGAATATCGTCGGTCGCGTCACGTAGATCGGCTTTGGCTTGGTCGAGCGCGGCGGACGTCGCGTTGAGGGCGTCCTGCCCGGACTTCAGCGCCTTCCATGCGGCGTCGATGGTGATCATGTCAATGGTGACCGATGGGGCGGCGGCGACGATCGTCGCGATGCGGGCGGCGGTGCGCCGGTCCGGGGCCGAACTCGACAGAGCATCCCGGAGCGCGATCGCGACTCCTTCGGTCATCGCCGTGAGGTGGTCTCCGGGCGTGGCGGTGTCGCGCAACATGCCGCGTTTGATCTCCTGCTGCTCTCGGATCGTGTCGGCGATACCGATGAACTCGTTGTGCAGGTCGGGGTCGATCGCCGTCCAGATTTTCGCGCCGTCGATGTCGCCAGTGAGGTGGCGAAGGATTTTATCGGTGGTGTGGTCGAGGTCGAGACCGTCGATGGTCAGGTCGGTGTCGGGGATGGCGGGGTCGGCGAAGTCGGTGATCTTGTTGTGCATCATTGGTGGTTCTCCTTGGTCTTCTGGTTCGATGGGTCATAGGGGGGTTCGCGAGCGGGCATGGGGGTGCCCGCTCGCGAACACATCACCGTCCGGAGATGGTGAAGGGTCGGGTCGACGACTCGATCATGTATTCCTCGGCCAGGTCGGGGTGATCCCTGCGCAGACGAGCCGTGTCGATCCGGGACCGGCTGTGCGCTCGCCATGTCGCGATCGTCTCTCCGTCGTACCCGGTCAGTTCGTACGCGTCGCCCATCGCCGATTTGATGCGGGCGGTCACCGCGTCACGTTCGGCGGTCAGGCATGCGATCTGCTCGTCGAGTCGGACGCGGCGGCTTACCAGCGCCATCGTCTCCTCGGTTGCTTCGACGTGCGTCGCCGTCGGGTCGCCCGGAAACAACGAGTGGACGGCCTGAACGTCGTTGGGTCGCCACACCGTCGCCGGGACGGTCCCGGTGTCGAGGTCGTCCAGGAACTGGTCGGCGATGGACACGTAGTAGGCGATCAGGTCGTCGTCGCGGTGGATCAGGTGCGTCATGAGCTCGTGGCCGTGGATACGGGCGGCGAGCCACCATGTGGGTCGTCCGGTCACGTACATGCACCATTGGACCTGCGCGACGTAGTACTGCGGGAGGTCGTCCTGGTCGCCGGTCCAGGCCGGAAGGTTTCGTTCGCTGGTGACCTTGATTTCGAGCCCGGAGTCATCGTCGATGAGTCGGTCGGGGGAGGCGATGTGCCGCGGACGGTTGGGGTGCGCCCACGTCCCGGTCACCACCGGGTCTAGGCCGGTGATCTCGGCGAATTCGGCGGCGACGAGCGGCTCCTGTTCACGGCCGTGCCGCATCGGGGGCGTGTCGGGGATCTGTTCGCCGGTCCGTTTCCGGCGCCACACGTCGATCACGCTGGATCCGACGAACGGCGTGAGTCCGGCGATCGATCCGATGTCGCTGCCGCCGACACGGGTGCGCCGGTAGTCGAGCCACTCGTCTCGGGGCGTTCCGGGGGGAAGAACTTCAGGCATCGTCGTTGTCTCCTGATCGGGTGGTGGTGAGTTCGCGGAATCGTCGGGCGGCGGCCATCCCGTCCTCGCACCAGTACTGGTACCGGCCGAATCGGTGCGGCGGCGGGATCGTTCCGTCGCGGATCAGCCGCGCCCATGTGCGTTGGGAGCAGCCGGCTTCGTCGATGAGTTGACGTCGCGAGTACACGTCGGGCCCGACGGCGTCGGGTACGACGTCTTCCCACCGGGGCGCCCCGGGCGACACTTTCGGCGACGGCGGAGGAGTCTCTACCTGCTGTTTCGTCCAATAGAACGCCCCGGTGGGGGTGATGTGAGGTAGGTGTTCTCGACCTTCCCTGACGCGTCGATGCAGGTTGTTGACGGTGGTGTGCCGGAAAATGGCCATGGCGACGGACCCGTAGCAGCCGTCGGGGACGCCGGTGGACTCGGTGGAGTGCATTTGCACCGGGTTGCCGTTGTCGTCGATGTGTCGGTGGCTGCTGTATTCGAGGTTGACCTCTTTGCGGATGACGTCGGCGGTGACGTATTTGAGGGGTCGTTCGCCGGGGTTGATCGGGGCGGGGAGTTTGCCGTATCGGCCCCAGTTGTTGACGGTTCCGAGGCTGACGTGAAGGAGTTCGGCGATTTGTCGTCTGGTGACGAGCGTGTCGTCGGCTAGTAGTTCTGTAATCCTATCCATGCGAAAAACGATACCACTTATGCGCTATTATGTGTACGGGAGGCGTACGATGCGTTTCCCGGCTCTGAGAGAGGACCACACCCATGAGCACCACCACAACCCCTCACACCCCTGAAGCCCCCGCCGTACCCGGCATCTACCAGGCGATATGGGCCGTCATGAGGGGCGTCACCGCCGTCACGAAGGACGGCTGGAACAACCACTCGAAATACAATTTCCGGGGCGTCGACGACGTGGTCAACGCTGTCGGTCCGCAGCTGCGTGAGCACGGAGTCATGATCATCCCGGAGATCATCGACACCAAGGTCGACGAACGCGTCACCAACGCACAGAAACTCAATCTGTTTTGGACTGTCAGGGTGCGGTACACGTGGTACTGCCTGGCAGACGGATCGTCGATTTCGTGTGAGGTCCTCGGCGAAGCCGCCGACACCGGCGACAAGGGCGCATCGAAAGCCCAGTCCGTGGCCTACCGGGTCGCGATCCTCCAGGTGCTGTGCATCCCGACCTCGGAACGTGACCCCGACGCCGACACCCACCAGGTGACGGTCTCGCAGGAAACAGCGGACTCGATGACGAAAAAAGCCGAGGAGCTGTACGACAAATGCAACACGCCAGTGAAGGTCTCGGAGTTTCGCGGCTGGGCTAACGCCAACCGCGACCTTATTCTGGCGTCTCCGGTGATCGTTACCCGCGACGGAAAACAGGGGGGCCTGGGGGCGTACGTGAGGCATCTACTCGACAACGCCCAAGCGGCCGTGGCGCCGACGGAGTAACAGACACGATCGGGGCGGCGGAGTAGTGACCTCCGCCGCCCCAACACGAATGACATCAGCATCCGACTGCCACTAGTCAATCCGATCAACTCAACATGCGTCCCCGATCGTAGACGATTACGCGTCGTCTCGACAGTGTGACGCCTCATAGAGAGGCACGCTCATGGCCCACAAGAAGATCACCGGCGAGGAAACCGTCCTCCGGCAGCACCGACACGACCGGAACTTCATAATCATCGATAACGACGTCGTCGACGACGCACGCCTCACATGGGCGGCCCGCGGAGTCCACCACTACATGCTGACCCGCCCCCGCGACTGGAGATTCTCGGCCGACCGAATCGCCGAACAGTCCCCACAGGGACGAAAAGTCGTCCTCAGCGCCCTGAGGGAGCTGGAACTTGCCGGGTACCTGCGTCGGGACATCACCCAAGCAAACGGTGGCCGTCTGACGACGGTGACGACGGTGTCGGACCGTCCGATCGACGAGTGGGCGAAGCTCGGCGCCGAACGGGTCGCGGCACGGTCGACGCCTCGGAAGTCGACGCCGCCACCTGCATCAACGAATGTTTCCGCAGGTGGCACCGGAAGCCCGTTGGGGAACCCCGGTGACGACACTCTCGAAACCCACCCGTCCCCACCTGCACAAACGGACGTTTCCGCAGGTCGCACCGGAAGCCCCTCACGGAACGCCGGTGACGGAACGCCGGTAAAGGGCCTCTCTCACAAAGGAAGAGAAACAAAGGAAAGAGACAAAGACAGGGGTGGTCACTCTCTACACACACCTAACGGTAGTAACGCGCACGCGAACGCGAGCGCCGTCGAACCGGAACCCGCCGTCGACGACAGCACCGTCACGAGTGTGTGTGCAGAAACCCAAACCACGAACCCCGATGAGGCGATCGACTGGTCCGACATCGACGACACCACGCCCACGCCCGTCGTCGAACCGGATGTCACCGCCGCCGACCTCGAATCCGCGTTGCAGCAGGTCCGCGAGGCGATCGACCCGGGATGCCGCGACAAACTGACCGGCCGCGTCAGCCAGCGGGACCGGATCTATGCCGCGCTTCGTGACGCGATCCGACGCGGGTACTCGCTACAGCAGATCCGCACCGCCGCCGCCGCCGCCGGCACGAACGCGGCGACGTTCGCGCCGTCAACGATCGTCTCTGACGCGATCCACGGCATGATCGCCAGCAAACCCCCCCGCAAGGACACCGACAGCCCCGAACGCGGCTCAACGGCCCGCTCAACGGCCCGAATCTGCCCCCGTGGCGACTGCCGTGACGGTCGGCTCGTGTGCGCCCCGGAATGCCCGATGACGTGCCTCGGTGACCACGACCCGATCGGCGTCGCCTGCCACACCTGCCACACCACCGCACCCGCGGCGGACCCGGTCGACGACGAACAGTTCGAGGACGTCCCGCACGCCCCGGTCGACGACCCTGCGACGGGGACCCGGCGTCAACGCGACGCCCAGTTCGCTGCGACGCTCAACCAGATCATGGGCGGACGGCGGTCGAGCGGGGTGAACGCTCCGGTGTCCGATGGCCCGCCGGCGCCGGTCGCCCCGAACGCCGAGGAGGAGCAGCGTCGGGCGGAAGTGCTGGCGGCGTTGGAGGAGCAGTTCATGCGCTCGTAACCACACCCGGTTGCGGAACAGAAACAATCATGGTATGTTGTACGTAGTTCGATCCGATAGGAGAACCACACGCATGAAATCCAAAACCGCCACCATCGCCACCTACACCGCACGATGCATCGCCAACATCATCGGCATCGCCGCCGCACTCGCCGGAACCGCCAACGCCATCCTCGACACCGCCGCCATCGGCACCCACATGTTCGTCCCCACCCTCATCGCATTCCCCGCCGCCACCATCTGGCTGATCCTCCTACTCGGACGCGACACGTTCGCGTCCATGTACGAGATCGCCGCCGCCATGGACCGGGACTGACATGACCTACCAGATCCGACTCACCGCCACCGAAACCCGCGAATACGACATCAACACCGGCCGACGCATCATCACCGGCCGAATCCGCAACAAGTCCGCTCGGTCCGTCCGCGACTAGCTCAGTCGTCACCACCAGTTGATGGTGGTGGCGGCCGTGCAAGCCGCAACACCCACCGAGAGGAGAACCCATGACCACCAACAACGTCGACTTCACCGACGTCCCCATCATGGACACTGAACTGTCGTACCTCGCCGTCCGATGGATGAACCAGGCCGCCGGACTCGACATCGAAGGCCATCGCATCTTGCAGCGCCAACAGAACGAGGACACCCTCACCAACTACGACATCAAACTTTTCGAAGCCATTGTCCTGCGCCAAGCATCAAACCTCGTCATAGGTGGGATGACGCGATACGAGATCGCCGAGCACGCAACAGATCAGATGGCCGACGCGTACCACAACTCTCCCAGCACTAATCGGACCGCGACCGTAGCGACCTGGCACCGCATCCTCAACGACCTTGAGGAAGAGCCGAAACGAAACGCCTGCAACCGGATGATCGACGAGATCCGCCGAGCGAACGAGAACGCGAACAACGCGCCGAAAACGCCCTGGCAGGCGATCCGAATGATCCTCACCCCACGATCCAGCAAATAGGAGACCCACATGCGCACCAGCGACGACAAACGGTCCGAGTTCATGCAATCGTTCATCCGCCACAAGCACGCCGAGAACACCGCCCTGGAGCACGTCGAGTTCGCCGTACTCCAAGGGATCGTCGACAACGCACGCCGCGACGGCCACGACCTCGACAACCTCAGCGACGGGTACCACACGTTCGCCGAACTCTACGAAGCCCGCGCGCTCTACCACGCTCACGCCGTCAGGGCGTGGCTGTCCGATGGTGTCCAGGTCGTCAAATCCCGACGCCACCATGACGGGGAACTGTGTTTCGGCGGCGGCTGGTTCCTCGTCCACGCGGACCTGCCGTCCGGGCAGGTGTCCCAGCACTACCCCGACGAGCATTGGGACCTGTTCCGGTGCCCCGAGGTCGACGCCCCGAAAAAGTGGGACGGGCACACGACTGCCGACGTCCTCAACCGGCTCCGCGCCATGGCAGGCGCCAAGACCCGACAGCCGACCCTCCGCGAGCTGCTGAAATTCCTGCACGATGCCGGGGCGCCTCTGCGGCGAGTGCGGTGCGAGCACGTCAGCGGTTCCGACTTCATCTCCTGGTCGTGCCGAAGCGAGTCGGGGCTGGCGGTCGACATCACCTACGCCGACACATTCGGGGCCCGCGTCAAGGTCTACGGACCCGGGACGCTCACCACGACAGCGCTCAACCCGTCCATCAGCGACCTTGTCACCGCTGCACGACTCTACGGGTGGGACCTGTGACCGACAACAACGACAGCGACCGTTCCCGGCTGATCGAGGCGAGGAACGACGAAGCCGTTCCCCTATTCGAGCTTGACCGCGACACGTGCACAGGAGGAACACCGTGACCCGATCCATCCCACGACAACGCGACGCCCGCTCGCCCCGACCCGGACACGACCAGGACCGAATCGACCGCGACGCCGCCAACGACATCCGACACACCATCATCAACGACGACGAGGAGACGACATGACCCCCATGAACAAGCGCATCGCCGACCGGATCGAAAAGGTCAAGGCGGCCGGGTGGACAAACGTCGCGATCACCACCGAGCCGGCGACGCTCAGGAACTGGTTGCCCCGGTACACGATCACCGGCGTCGCCCCCAATGGGTACGAGTTGACGATCAAGGCGACCGCGAAAAAGACGGTTCTGATCGTTCTCGACCAACTGCCCACCATGTTCAGGGGGTAACGCGGTGTCCAGGAACGATCGTGATTCACGCGTTCGATAGCGTGTGATCGTCGGTTATTTTGCCGGGGTCTCAGGGGCTCTCACCAGTAGGTGGGGGCCCCTTTTCGTTCTCGTCGGCACGAAACCCGACCCCCTATTCCATTACTGGAATAATCGTGGTATGGTTGATCCTGACAGCAACACGATCCCCCGGGAAACCCCGGCCGGTCATGAGGAGCACACCGTGAACGACGCCTACCGCCACTGGACCCAGACCAGCGCCGCCTACCGCGCCTACGCCGAGGCATCCGAAAAATGCGCGGAAGCGTTCGCCACCACCACCCCGAAACCCGACGTGAACGAGTGGCGTCACCCCGGCACCGGCGAGCGTCGCCTCTACATCAACAACCTCCTCGAACTGTCCGGCCTGGAATACAACCAGTACAAGAGCGGCAACATCTCCAGCGCGATCCTCGACGGCGACTACATCAGCAACACGAAGGCCACCGAAGTCCGCGACTGGCTCCGGTACGCGAAGGTCTGGCTGGATGAGGAGGACACCCTGCACCTCAAGGCGGGCGCGTGGGAGCCGCGGGCCATGGACTCCGACGACCTCCTCAACCGGGTCCGCCAGTGCCTCCGCGCCCACGGCATCACCAACCAGTAACCGCACCTGAAACCACCGATAGGGAGAACCGCTATGAGTCTGTCCATCACACCTGAACTCGTCCGCGAACTCCAGGACACGACCGTCGGGGTCGTCGAATGGGCCAACATCGGGATCGTCCTCGGCGAGGAGGGATGGGAGGTCACGTACGACGTTGACGGCCTCCCCGCCCACCTGACCGCGTGCACGAAGGAGAATCTCGACTCGTACGGCGACGGTGAACCCCTCGACGACACCCTCATTCGAGCGTTCGCCGCTGAGCTCACCGAGTACACGATCCCGACCGAGGTCACCCGCACCAGCGGCGCCGACTGGCGCATCGCGTACACCAACGTCGGCGACCCTATCGAGAGGTGGGGCGACGCGGTCGCGTTCGACGCCAGTCGGGCACGGCGACTCGCTGTCGCCGTCGAAAAAAACGAATCGCTGTGGATCACCGAGACCGGCACCTACCTCTACCACGGCCGCGACACGTACCGGGTCATCGACGCATTCGCCGCATTCGCCGCCGTCTACCGCGATGGCATGCAGCTCATGTACACCGAGCAGCCCATGCTCATCGAGATCGCCGAGACAATCCAGACCGTGGTCTACCAGGCCCGCGCCCTCCCCGGCCACGTCGACGTCATCGACCACCCCGACGACGAGGAGCGCCAGCGGAGGGCATGGGACGCACGCGAAGAATCTGCCGAAGCCGTTAGGACGCTCGGTGCTCTGTCCGATGTGATCCGCGGGCTTGTCCTGCCGGACCTGCGCCGCGCCCGGGCCACACACGCCCGGAATCTCGTCACCGCGTACGGCACCCAGACCGCCGCCGCTGAAATCCTCGGGATCACGCAGGAACGCGTCGCCCAGATCGTGTCCTAACCCCAATCAATCCGCGAAGGAGACACCCCATGTTGACCATCACCTGCGACATGCTCAGCGCCCTCAGGGTCGGAAACAACAACCAGGGCCGGCAACGCACCCACAGCGAGGACACGGCAAACCCATACTCGGCGATCGTCCTCGGCCCCGAAGGGTGGCACATCGAGTACCGTCCGGACCGCAACTTCGACCCGAATTTGACCGCGTGCACCCGTGAATCGCTCACAGCGATCAGCTCCACTGCGCGGCTCGAAACCCCGATCCCTCCCATGGACATGTTCAACCCGCACCGAGTTCTCCAGCTCGACGAGGACGCACCAAAATCCGAAATGATCAAGTCGACCACCATCGACAGGTACTTCATGAAGAACTTCCGGATCGCATGCGAGGGTGACCGGTTCCGTCAGGGAACGTCATGGTGGATCGCGTTCAACGGCGAACGAAACTGGCGTAACGCGGTCGCGTTCGACTACGACCGGATCCGCCCCATCGGCGTCACGAACCAACCGATCTCGCTCGACACATGTGATCCCGTTCAGATGTGGGTCACTGATGCCGGCACCTATCTTCGCCGTGACATCAACGACGACTTCTACGACGTCCTCACCCCAGAGGAGGCATTCGAGCTCGCCTACCGCGGTCGAATCGAACTTCACAACGACACGGTCCCGACGCTCATCAAAGCCGCTGTCGCCGCCAGCAACCTCGTCGACATCATCGCTGAGGAGACCGACCCGTCGAAGTCGGCGTTTGAGTCGCTCGCCGTCGTCTCCAACATGGTCCGACGCAAAGTTCAACCCGACATCCGGGATGCCCGAAAGCGTCAAGTGAAGGCAATGTTCATGGAGCACGGGAGCCAGATCAAAGCCGCCAATGAGCTCGGAATCAGCCAGGGACGGATCTCGAAAATCCTCAAAGACGCGATGACGGACCAGTAGGATCATGACCGGTACGGAGGATCCGGCAGGCCACCGTTAGCGACGATCTCCCGTCGTACCGTCCCATGCTGAGGGCGCTAGAGGAATACCTCTAGCGCCCTCGTTCGTGCCCGACACGCCCCCACCGACACGAGCACCAACCCGTGGCGACGCGCTTACGATCTCGGGATGAACGAGCCCACGCCCGAGTGCAAACCGACACCGCATCCCGACGCGGTCGCGTCCGGTACCTGCCCCGACCCCAGCAGCGAACCGGTCGTCACCGACGCACCTACCGAGCCTCTCCCGACGACTACCACGATCGAGGTACCCGACTCGGGCCCTGTCGACGAACCGACGCTGCCGGTCACTGGGTCATCGACACTCATTCTTGCTGGTATCGGGCTTGCTCTGATCGTCGCGGCCGCCGTCATCATCCTCATCACCAGGCGCCGAAGTGTGACATGGTTATGACATGGTTATGACATGACCGTGACCTAATCTTGCGGTATGGACGATGACCGTCTACCGAACGAGACAGCGGAGGCGTATCGCCGGTACACGATCTACCGGGATATGCCGCCCGCTCTTCGTAACCTCGAACTCGTTGCCGAGTCACAGGGAGTCAAGCCCGGAACGATTCGCAACCTGTCGGCACGGAACGACTGGGTTTCCCGTGCCGCGGCATGGGACATGCGTGTCTCCGATGAACGCGGGAAAGCCACTCTGTCGGCGGCGTCCGGAGCCGGCGCTGACGTCGCCTCCGCTACAACACGACTCTTCGCGACCGCCGTGGAGAAAGCACAGCAGGTTCTCGACGGGATCGAAGACGGCGTGATCAGCCAGCAACAGGCCAGCGTCCTACGCGCCGTCCTCACCGGGATGGGACGGTCCGTCGCATCAGAGACATCCCTGACGGTCTCCGCCGCCGACACCGTCCGCGCCGACCGGATCGCCGAACTCATCTCCCGCGCACGGGACACGTGATGCTGACCGACGACGAAAAGTTCGAGCTGGCGCTGCTCACCGCCATCGAGGAAGGCCCCGCCGCGTTGGCGTACCTACTCGACACGTCGTACCTGCGGCTCGACCACGCCGACGTGATCTCTCGAGAGATTCGAGCCGCCGTCGACGGCCGGTACTGGATCGCGATCAACACGCCACCGCAGGTCGGTAAAACCGTGACGGCGATCCAGTGGACGGCGTTGTGGCTGCTAGCGCGGAACCCGTCCCACCAGATCGTCGTTTTGTCGTACAATGAGGACTACGCGGTCAGGAACGGTGTCGCGATCAGGTCGCTCGTCGAAACCTACGGGGGACTGCTCGGTCTTCGTCTTCGGCGGGGCGCGAAGTCCGCGAAAGAGTGGTCGATCGACGGCGGCGGCGAGGTGTACTCCGCTGGCCTCCAAGGCGGTGTCACCGGCCACCCGGCGACCGTGATCCTGCTCGACGACTACCTGAAAAACCGGGAAGAAGCGGATTCGGCGCGGTACCGGGCGAAAATCCTCGCCAACATCACGACCGGGGCGCTCACCAGGCGGTCACCCGGAGCGCCCCTCATCTACACCGGGACACTCTGGCACCATCTAGAGCCATCGCAGGTCCTGATCCAACGGTACGGGCGCCGAGAAGACGGCGGCCTAGTTCGGGTGCTTCGGATACCGGCGCTCGCCGACCGCGCCGATGACCCACTCGGGCGTGCACCCGGTGACCCGATCCGCCGAGCCGACCAGATCCGGCGACACGTTCTCACCCGCGACGAATCGATCGCGTGGTGGGAGGAGCAGCGACGTGGCCAGCATCCGCGCGACTGGTTGGCGATGTTCCAGGCGTTGCCACCGACTGATGTAGCCGCGATCCTCACGCTCGACCAGGCCGAACGCGCGATACGCGACCGAGGCGACACGGTCATGGTCCGTGACATTCTCGCCGTCGACCCGTCCGACGCTGACAGTCTCGACGCCGGCGCGAACGACGCGACCGGGATCGTGCATGTCGGCGCCGACACTGACGGGATCGTGTGGTGTCTCGGCGACTACACGATGACCGGGCCGATCGAAAAGTGGTCGGCGCGTGTCATCGAGCTCGCCGCGAGCCTCGACATCGACGAGATCGTTTACGAACGCAACAAGGGCGGCCGGGCGGTTGAGCAGGTGATCCGTTCGGCGTGGTCGGACTCGTTGCGTCGTGGGGTCGTCTCCGGGGCGTGCCCGGTGATCACTGACGTGACCGCGACCAAAGGCAAAGTGACGCGGGCGTCTCCGGTCGCAACAAGGATGATCAACGGCGAGGTCGTTCTCGACCGGGGCGCTCCGGGCGGGGTGGACACGATCGTGTCGCAAATGACGACGTACCAGGCCGGGTCGGCAGATTCTCCGGACAACATGGACGCGTTCGTGTGGGGGGTGACGGCTATCTACCAGCCGCGAGACAGTCCGGGGTATGAGAACGTCATGCGGCCGAGTGACTATATGCGTCGTGGTGGTCGTCGTCGGTAACCGTCCCATCGTCTTTCTCGTCTATGTGACGTAAACTCTTGGCATGTATGCGGAGTGGATCATGATGCTCGCGGCGGCCGCCATATCTGCCCGTGCCACCCGCCTCATCACCCGGGACGTCATCACCGCGCCCCTCCGCAGGTGGGTCCGTCACCGTGTCGACAAACAGCCCGAAGTTGTTGATGACCTCCCGCCGATCGACGCCGACAACGAGAACGACGACGAGATCGTGACCGTCACCATCGCCGACCACACCAAAGACCGGAAAGGACCAGCGGAAACATTCGTCTCGTGCGCTTGGTGCATCGGCTGGTGGATCTCACTCATCGTCTTCGCCGTCGTCTACATCCTGTGGCCAGGACACGACTGGAGCGGCACACAACTCGTCGTATGGCTCTCCGCCGCCGCCGCGGTAAACACCGTGCACGGGACCATCGCGTCCACCACCGAGGCAATCAACGACGTCACGCGCGCTCGAGCCGCATCAGCGGGCGCTGAACGATCGTGGCAGGAGTAGCCAATGGGAATCTGGCGGCGCTTCACCGAACAGTTCAGCCGCAGCAACACCAACACCGGCGAATACGAGTTCCCCGCCCAACCACCGGCACCGGTTACTCGCGGACCTGAACCGGTCCGGTCAACGACCCTCGGCGACACCATCGACGCGTCCCGACGCGCACGATCCGACCACAACTGGACCGAAGCCGCGTGGGATGCCTACCGCGACATACCGGAAGTCCGCGCCACTGTCGACTGGCTGACCAACGCCATGTCACGTGTCCGGCTCTACGCCGGTAGCATCCCCGACGACGGAGGCGAACCCCAACCACTCGACGTGAACGACCCCGACAACGAGCCCCTGATCCAGCCCGTACGCGAACTGTTCGGTGGTCCTCTCCATCAGGCCCGGATGCTCGGTCTCTGGTACCTGTACCGGCTGGTCGCCGGGCAGTGCATCATCGCCGCCGTCGAACCAACACCGGAAGAGCGAATCCGGTACGCGATCCTCGACGAGTGGCTGTGGATGATCCGTGACGCGTCACCCGTGTCAGGAGCGCTCCGAAACCGACCGGAGATCACGCTCACGTGGGAGACGCCACGGGGACGCATCACCCGCACGTTCGACCCGGACAAAGTCCCCGACGACATCGTGTTCTACCACTACCGTTACCGCGATCCCCGGTCGCCCGAACGGGTTGACGCTCCGATGCGGGCAGCGCTCGATGATGCTGAGCTGCTGCGCAACGTTGCTGACTCGCTCAACGCCCTGGCGATGTCTCGGATCGGGACCGCTCCGATGATCGCCGTGTCGTCCGACGTCACGATCCCCGGGTTCGGCGGCCCGCACGCCCCCGAAGGCGAGGACCCTGTCCTTGCTGGTCTCGTCGACACGATGGGGCAACGCGTCGACCACCGCCGCGACCCGATCTCCCGGACACCGATGGTGTTCCGGACATCGATCCGGTCAGATAAAGCGCCTATCGGCAACGCGATCGAAGTGCTTGACACGTCCGTCGGCTACGACGAGCGGACGCTCGACGTCCTCAACTGGGCGGCTAAACGCGTCGCTACCGCATTCTCCGCACCAGCTGAAGTCGCAAATGGGTCATCGGATCCGAACCATTGGAATGCGCTGTACGAAGGCCTCGACGGGGCCCGCATCGTCATCGCCCCCGCCGCCGCCGAACTCTGCCTACTCGTCCAACAACTGTGGTGCGAGTGGAGGATGGCCAAGCGGAAAGTCCCAGTCGACCAGATCAAGAGGACGACGATCTGGTACGACACGTCCGCACTCGTCCAGGATCCCGACCGGTCCGCCACCCTCATCGAGCTGCGCAGGACCGACCCGTCCCTGGTCACCGCCCAGGAGGTACGCCGGGCCGCCGGTCTGCCGTCCGAACCCGAAGAGCCCGACATGGCGCCCACTGCCGGGGACGACCCCGACACGGACGCAACCACCACGACCGGCCAGGTGCCGCGCATCAACGGAGTCACCCCGGCCGTCCCCACCATTCCCGGCTCCGGTCCTGTGATCAGGTCACCCGGATTCCCCACCGCGGGGTCACGACGTGCCTGAGCCATGGGGACCCGGAGACGCCGAGGACTACATGCGGGAACAGGAACCCGTCATGGCGCGTCTGATCCAGGACGGGATGCGAATCGTCCTGAACGAGATCCGTGACGCCGTCCTACCTCCCACCGGACCGCCGAACATGGCCGCGTGGTCCGGTCGGTCCCTCACGTGGCAGCGACTCATCACCGGCGGGGCGATCGCCGACCTGATCGCAGCGATCATCGACTACGTCCTCACGCTGGGGATGCGGCGACAGCAACCACCGGCGACACCGTCCGTGGCTCCGCTACTCGTCCCCGCGACCGGAACTGAGGGACGCGTGTCGAGCCTGGCGTACGCACAACAACACCTGCGCGTCGTCGAGTCACGTCTCCGCGAATGGCCGCAGGAGGCGTGGGCGGAGGTCCGCGACGAACTCGACGCCGGGATCGCGGCCGGGCTCGACGCCCGAGCGCTCCGCGAACGCGTCGGAGACGCCCTCAACGTCACCGCGCTGACACGCGTCACCGAGGACGAGATGGACGCCCTATACGACCGGATCGAGCAAGGCGTTCCACCTGCGGTTGAGGCGTCGCTACGGGCACGGATCCGCGAACTCGCCGACACCGCCGACCGGTCCCGGCGACGGTGGGAATGGCGTGCCGACCGGATCGCCCGGACAGAAGTCGCCGGCGCGGTCAACGCCGGGGTCGACGCGTTCGCGCGCGAATCGACGGCCGCGACCGGCCGCGAATGGTACAAGCGATGGTGGACGTCCCAAGACGACCGTGTCAGGGCGACGCACCGTGCCGCGCATGGACAGGTCGTCCCTCCTGGAGGACGGTTCAGCGTCGGCGGAGCGACACTGCGGTACCCGGGTGACCCACTCGGTCCGCCGCAAGAAGTCATCAACTGCCGCTGCTCAACGCTGCTCATTACTCGAGACGAGGCCGAGGAAACGAATGGATGATGTGATCGGGTGGGAGGGTCTAGTCCTGCCGTACGGGTCGATCTCAGCGGTAGGAGACCCGAGGATCGTCCTACCCACGACCATGGAGCTGTCGCGTGAACTGCCGCTTCCGGTTAAGGTTCAGTGGCAGTCGGCCGACGGTCACGACAACGCCGAACAGGGTCTGGCGTCCATCACGCGCGTGTGGACGACTGATGACGGCCTGTGGGCGTCCGGACCGATCGACGTCGGCGACGAGCGCGGCCAGACACTCGCCCGGAAAATCCGCGACGGGTTTCTCGGGTGGGTGTCCGCCGACATCGAGACCGACGGCGGCGAATACGTCACGACGCAGCGCGGCCGACAACCGGCCTACCGGCAGTGGCGCCTCACCGGTGTGACGTTCGTTGGCGACCCTGCTTTCGCTGCTGCCCGTGTCTACCCGGTCACCGATGAGGACCGGATCACCCCGGTGTCGGCAGTGCGTCGAATCCCGTCTACCGCGTTCAGCGGGCACTCCGTCACGTTCACGTCGGGCGCTCGCCGCGTCACCATCACCATGGACACCGGCGGGGCATCATCGAGTCAACAGGTCGCCGTCCCGTTCGCGATGATCAACAGTTCCGTCCCGTTCGCGGTCATCGGCGACACCGACCTTCCGTGGGCGGCCCGCGACCACGCTTGGGATGGACCCGGCGCCGCCCGGCGCGTGCAGGAATGGGCTGACGGCGACCCCGACCGCATGGCACGCGCGTTCCTCTGGCGCAACGAAGACGCCGACCCGACCACCCAATCCGCGTACTCACTCGGGTATGCGGACGTCATCGACGGTGAACTCCGGGCCGTGTACCGGGGCCTTGCAGCCGCTGCCGGACGGCTCGATCAGACCGAGAACGGCATGACGAGTGAGGACCGCGAGCGCGTCCGGGAACGCATCAACACCCTGTACGAGCGCGCCGCGGACGCCCTCGACGACCCGACAATCGCACAGAGAGGAGAGGACATGACGCAAGAAGACACCGACAGTCAAGATTTCGCCGTCGCCGAGCCTGGCATCGAAGACATTGCCGACGTGATTGCCGAAACCGGCGATGACGTTGGTGTGGAGATCAGCGAGGCGAGTATCGAACGGATCGCTGACGCGGTCATGGCGCGTCTCGCCGACCGCGACAACGCCGAGATGGCCGAGTTCGCGCGCGTTAAGGAAGCCCGGGACGCATTGGAGGCTCTCAATGGGGTGCTGTAGGGCGGACACATCGTCACCGGTGATCCGCGCATCAACGGGGACACGGTCCGTGAAGAAACCCGACCAGACCGTACAGAGTGAGTACATTGTCCGGTACCGGAAGAACGGCCAAATGGTGACCGAAACGTTTTACGGGGGTCGCACCGAGGAGCTGCACGCGATCCGTCTCGCGTCGCTCAACAAGGGCACCTGTCAGCGGGTTTACCGCCGCGCCAAAGCAAAGGAGGCGTCGTGACCAGCGACGAACTGATCACGTGGATCATCGAGCAGCAGGCCAGCGCGGACACCGTCCGGTCGTTCCTCGCTGACCGCGGCGTTGACGCCGCCGAGATCCACGAGGCAGCCCGCGGACGGATCCGGGACATGGCCGCCACGGTCGACACCGACCCGACGGTCACCGCCGAAGCGGTCCGGGCGGTCCGTGTCCTGGTCGATGCGACGGCACCAGCGACCGAACCGGAGAACAGCGACGACACCGGTACCGGCGACGATGCGGCGGCCGAACTGGAGGCGACCGACGACGCCGACGAGACAGAGAACACCGATGATGGAGGTGGAGCGGTGACGCTCGAAAATGACCAGGCGGACAGCAACGACGTCGGCGGTGACGTTCCCGTCACCGGTGACCTGATCTCCGCCGAAGCGTTCAAGGCCCGCGGCGGTGGTGGTCGTCGTGACCCCGAGCAGGTCAAAATGACGCTGCGTCCCGGGGCGGCCGCCAGCTTCGCCAACGCGAAAGCCGCTAACGACTACTACCAGGCGTTCGCGGGCGGCTCCGGCGGCGAACTCCACACCATGGCCGACCTCACCCGACACGTCGACAGGCAGATGGACCTGCTGCGTAACGCCGGGTCGAGCGCGGCGACCGGGATCGAACTGGTCCAATTCAAAGCTCGTGAAGGCGCCAACCCGTTCCGCGTCGGAGCGAACATGTCGAGGCAGCAGGCCGGTGCAGTCCTCCAGGACGCCATCGCGTACCACAGCGAGAAATTCGCCAACGGTTTCTGCTCGCCGTCCACACAGCTGTACGAGTTCTGCCGGGTCCCGGCCCCGTGGGGCAGGTTCGGCGACTCGATCCCGATGATCGCGGCCGAGCGCGGGGGCGTCGAGCTGCCGGTGTCGCCGTCGATTGGCACCATGTGGGGTGCGGGAATCGAATGCCGCACCGAGCAGGAAGAGATTGAGCGCGACCAAGACGGCACGGAGAAGGCGTGCACGCACATCGACTGCCCGACGTGGGTGGACCACCGTAACCGGATCTGCCACATCTGCGTCACCTCGGGGACGCTGCAGCGCAAGGCGTTCCCGGAGTCCATTGACGACGCGATTCGTAAGTTCGAGTTGATTTACGACATGTGGATCAACTGGCAGATGCTGTCGACGGCGATCGAAATCGCCGACTCCCAGAACGGTGAGCTGCGGTGGGACACCGCCGGGTGGGGGATCCTGCAGGCGTTGAAGGAGAAGATCGGGTTCGCGATCATGTCGATTTCGGCGCGGACGCTGCTCAACTACGAGTCGACAATATGGAACGTCGCAATTCCATTTTGGGCATACGCGGCGATTCAGGCGGACGCCGCGAAACGCGTCGGGGCCGACCTGACGATGATGACGCTCACGCGCGACCCGATCAACACGATCCTCAGCAACGGTATGACCGTTCGTTTCTGGCCTCAGATGCCGTGGCAGACCGCCCTGGTGGACGTCCCCGACCCGGCAATGCGGACGTGGATCGGATCCGACGTTTCGCTGGAGAACGGGGTCTACCCGGACACAATGGAACTGCTGATCTGGCCTCAAGGGACATTCGCTGGTGTCCGGGACGACTTCCTCGACATCCGCGCCCGTTGGGATTTTGACCTGCAGAAACAGAACCGTCAGCTCGAGTGGTTCGCCGAGACTGAGTGGAATCTCATCCCGCACTGCTACGAAGCGGTCCACCTCACGCTCGACATCTGCACGGCCGGTCGATCCGGTTCGCTGTTCGAGTACCCGTGCGGCGGCGGCGATGCTGGCGGCGCCGGGATCAACCCGGTCACCGGCCTCACCGCGGAAGAACTCACGGCCTTGCGGGCGCTCGCCGCGACGACGGGATGACCAGATGGCCATCGCTACAGCACAGGGAGGGGGTGAGGAATAATGGCCGCTATCACAGGACCACCGGCCCTGATCGACCCGTCACGGGTCCCCGATGACCGTGTCCGCGGGTACGGTCTCCAATCGCAAGCATTCTTGACGGAGGAGACATCACCGTCGGAGAACCTGTCGCCCGGTGACCGACTGTCGATGCGTGGCGTCACCCACGAAGTCAACAACTGTGGACGGCTGAATTGCTGGTCGCATGACTGTGACCACACCGGCGACAAATTCGCTGACCAGCACGGCCAAGAATGGGTGGAATCCGCGTCGTTCTCGATCGTCGCGACCGGCCCGCGTTGTTTCGGAACGCACGCGATCGCCAACGCTGAACGGCGCGCACGTGAACGCATCGAAGCGCTCGAGTGGGCTGCCGTCGAGTACGCGGTAATGACCGGGTCGTGCGGCGCGTCACCGTTCCTGGCAGGGCCTCCGACGGGCGAAGGCGGGATGGACCTGACGATCCGTCCCGACCCGGTCGACCCGACCGGGTATACCGCGCTCGCGGAATGGTCGGTCGCTGACCTGTCGTCCGCTCCGGTCTTGCCCGTCGGGACTGACCCGGTGGCGCCGAAGACGGCGTTGGCGGCCCTGGAGTGGGGGATGCGGGACTACGGCGGACCCGGCGTGATCCACGCGCCGTCATGGGTCTACCCGTGGTTCGAGGATTGGGAGCGCCGGGAAGCATCTCGCCTGGTCACGCAGCTCGGTCACGGGTGGGCATTCGGCCGCGGATACGTCAGCGTCGCTCCGGGAACCGCTCCCGCAGAGATGCCGACCCTCGACGACACGCCCGACTTCGCCAGCGCGTGGCTGTACGGGACCGGCGCCGTCCGGGTCTGGCGCGGACCGATCACGATCACACCCGACGAAGCACGATACGACTACCGACGTAACCGGTCGCTCGTCCTCGCCGAGCGCGCGTACACCGTGTCAATCCAATGCCCGTACGTCGCGGTCAATGTCGATTTGACCGCTACCCCATGAGAGGAGGAGACATGACAGATGACCGGTCCACATGGATTCGCGTGTTTCTGGAGGATTTTCAGCGGCCCGCTAGCGTCGCCGCCGCCGCAAACGTGATCGCGTCGCGGCGTGGGCTTCCGATGGTTGTTCCGCAACCGGGGACCCCGACGACGGTCCGCAAAAACCGGATCGCGCATTCGATCCTGATGCACCCTGACGTGTACGAGGAGTGGGAGGGACGCTCGGGGACCGTCCGCGAACAGCGGCGCGTGTCACCGGGACGACGCAAGGCCACGGGTAGGGCCCGTGTGGGAGGTGGTGCGTGATGCCTATCCGTTGTAGGACGTTCTCGCCGACGTTTTTCGAGGTCATCCGGTTCACTCTTGTGGACAATTGTGGTCGGCCGATTTACGGTCCGAACTCGACGTGGGTGGTCGATGAGCCGATTAGCGTCCAAGTGACGAGAAACGTGAACGAGCCGGAGTCGCCGCAGCTGGTCCGCCCGTCGGGCCGTGTCTGCCGGACACGAACCGTCACGCCGCAGATCCTCAACTACACGATCACCATGGGTCTGTGTTCGGTCGACCCGGCGATGATGAGCGCGTTGAACGAAGCGAACTCGCCAGTGTTCGACCACCTGTTTGACCAGGTCGGTTGGGATGAGACCACCGGTTTGTCGAGGCGGAACACCGCGATGGAGGGGTGGATGGGTCGTGATGATTCGTCGACCGGAGGATGCGAGACGCCTGACGATCAGCAGGATCTGATCGGTGAAGGCGAGTGGGGCTACCTGGGGTTTTACAACATGTCCGGGTTCCAAGAATCCGGAGATTTCACTTACGGTAGCGAAGCGACCCCGTTCACGGTGACGGCGACGGCGAACGTCACCAACTCCTGGGGACGCGGACCCTACGACGTCCAACTCAACCCCGGAGCGCCACCAATGCCCGGGCAATGGATCACACCCGTCGCCCGCAACTCCGGCAAACGCGCCACCACCGTTGATGTCGCCCCGCCCGAACCGACATGCGGTCCGACACCGCTGTCCAATCCTGCTGCCCCGCTGGTGTTCATCCGGCCGGGCGACAACGCGATGCAGATGTGCGTCCAGGTTCTGGCCGACGGCGGAATGTGGGTGGTGGATTTCGGCGACGGGTCCCCGACGCAGACGTTCAGCGCGGACGAAGAGGTGTGCTACCAGTACGTCGACGAGGGCTGCCACAACCTCGGGATCTGGCCTGAGAGTAACCCGCGCCTGTACCGAGGCGAGCACTGGTGCCTACCGCAAACGCTCGGGTTCACGATCGAGCCGTCGTCGGGTGCTGTACCGCTCGACGTCGTCGGGACCGTGACCGGCGCGACCGGACAGCCCACGATTGATTGGGGCGACTGATGGCTGACTACCAGATTCCGCACACGTACACGCGAGGCTGCCCCGAAGTTCTCGCGGTCGCTACGGTCGGTGAGCAGCGGGCGATGGCGCTGGTCTCTCTGGCCGGCTGTCCGGAGGACATCATCGCGTCCGTCGAGCGTGACCCGTCCGACCCGACCGGGTACACGGCTCTCCTGACGTGGCAAAACACTAGCGGTTCGACCGTGTCGGTCCGGTGGGACGGCGGCGACCTACAGGCGGGTCAGCCAGCGACCGGGACACTGTCGCACGTCTACGAGACCGGGCAGGAAGGAACGCATACGGCCCTGATCGTCGACGAAGATGACCCGTCCCGCAACGTCACGATCTCATTCGAGGTCCCGCTGTCCGAGATGCTCGATTTGCGGATCAGTCCGGACCCGTCCGACCCGACGGGGTACACGGCCATGGCGATTTGGGGGCCTACTGACGTACCGCCACCAATCGATGAACTTGACATAACAATCAGCCCGGATCCGGGCGACCCGACCGGGTACACCGCGCTCGCAACATGGGGACCCGCCACACAAGGAGAAGGAGGAGGGGCATGACCGTACAGCTCACGTGGGACACCGACCCGCCCATCACCGGGCTCCCCGATCAGGGGACCGATACGAAGACCTACCCACCGACTCCGGCACCCGCCGAAGCTGAGCTCGAGCGCGAACCCGTCGGTTCCGGAACCGTCCTTGATGCACCGTTCTCCGTACCCCTGGTCACGACCGCTGACGCCACCGAGGTTGCGCCGGGAGGCACCGTCACCGTCGACGGGTCCGGTCTGGCGCCGGGATCGGCCGGGACGCTCGCGATCGTCGCCGGACCCGCAGGAACGGAAGGCGGAACGGTACTGGTCGAGACCCCGGTGACCGCTGACACCGTCGGAGCGATCCCGTCGACCGAGCTCACCGTCCCCGACGACGCGGACCCAGGCGCATATCACCTGGTCCTGTCCGGTGGAGCGGTCGTCATCGACCTCACCGGACTGACCGTCACCGGTGTCACGCCCCCGGATCCGATCGTCACGTCGGATGTGACCGAGGTCGAGCCAGGTGGGACCGTCACCGCATCCGGGACCGGATTCCCCGCTGACACGTCCGGGACCGTCGGCCTGTACGCGGGCGACGGTACGGCGGTCGTCGAAGCTCTGGTCACGACCGACGCCGACGGCGCATTCGCCGGAACGCCGCTCGTCGTCCCCGCCGGAACGGCTGCCGGTGACCTTGCGTTGCGGGCGACCGTCGGCGATGCGACGTCGCCGGACGTCACGATCACTGTGACGGAGACCCCGGCCGAGCCCGTCCTCACCGCCGCACCGACCACGGTCGACTCCGCGGATGATGAGGCCGGACGTACCGTCACCGTCGACGGCACCGGGTTCACCGCCGACCTCGCCGGACGCGTCAGCATCATGACCGGCGCACCGGGATCAGGCGGCACGGAAGTCGTCGGGGCGGACGTCACGACCGGCCCCGATGGTGTTCTGCCGTCGACTCCGCTGGTCGTTCCGGCTGGTCAGGAGGCGGGCGACTACCACGTCCACGCCGAATATGAGGGCGTCGTCGTCGACGATGTCGCGTTGACGGTCACGTCCACGCCGCCCGTCGAGCCGGTGTTCACCGCGTCCCCGACCGAGGTCGACTCGGGCGGTGACGAAGCCGCCCGAACCGTGACCGCATCCGGCACCGACTTCCCGACCGATCTTGCGGGTCGCGTCAGCATCATGGACGACGCCGCGGCCGAAGTCGTCGGCGCCGACGTCACCACGGACGCCACCGGTGTCCTACCGGATACGCCACTGGTCGTACCCGCTGGGCAGGCCGCCGGGGCGTACACGGTCCACGCCGAATACGAGGGTGTGACCGTCGACGACGTGGATCTGACGGTGACGTCCACGCCGCCACCGGACCCGCAGATCACGCCCGATGTGACCGAAGCGGAGCCGGGTGACACGGTCACGATCAGCGGCACCGGATTCCCGGCCGATTCGACCGGTCGGGTCGGGATCGCCACGGAGACCGACGAGATCGTCGGTGCCGACGTCACCGCTGACGCCTCCGGCGCATTCCCCGCGACGGCGCTGGTCATCCCGGCCGGTACGGCGGCGGGCGAGTACATTGCGCGCGCCACGCTCGGCGGCGTCACCAGTCCGGACGTGACGATCACGGTCACGGAGGCGCCACCGCCAGAGCCGGTCCAGTTGGGCGCGCCCACTGGTGTCGCCGCTGGGACGCCGACCGCCACAGAGGTCCCGCTGACGTGGGACGCCGTGACGAATGCGACCGCGTACCGGATCGAGTCGTCGGCTGATGGGACGACGTGGACGGCGGATGAGACCGAGCCGACGGACCCGGCGGGTTCGGCGACCGGGTTGACGGCGGCGACGGAGTACCAGCTGCGTGTGACCGCGATCGGCGACGGCACCGAGTACACGGATTCGGAGCCGTCGGCGTCGGTCACGGCGACCACTGCGGCCGCACTGGCCGAGTCGGCCACCGCGAAACGGTCGAAGAAGAAAAGCTAACGCCGCCATCGCTCGAAACGAATAGACAGAGGGGAGGGGAGGAACCGGTGACGACGTGTGAGCCGTGGCCGCTAGACGAGACGTGCGTCCCCGACGACTGGCCCACGGACCCCGACGTCATCGACCGGTTCCTACCCATGGCGTCGAGCATGCTGTGGGCGGCGAGCGGACGGACCGTAGGCCAATGCCGGTACACGGTCCGTCCATGCCGCAGCGACCAGGGTGACCTGTGTCAGGGCGTATGCGGGTGCTCACCGGTCTGCTCGATCCGGGTAGGGAACGGTCAGGTGACGTGCGTGGAACGCATCCGTATCCACGGTGAGCACGTCCCCCGCCAGGCATGGCGTCTCTACTCGGACGGGACGATCGTCCTCGCCGACGGCTGGTGTTTCCCGCCCTGCCAGGACCTGTCGCTTGACGCGACGATGCCCGGGACGTGGGACATCACCTACCTGGAAGGGTCGCCGGTGACGCCATTGGCGTCGCGTGCCGTGACTGCGCTCGTCGCTCAACTGGCGCGTGAATGCGCTAGGCAGTGCGGCGTGTCCTCACGTCGTCTCCAGTCGGCGACTATGGACGGCGCGTCGTACCAGTACCAGCCGCCGGACGCCACCGCTGCCGACTACCTGTCGATTCCTGCTGTCGACGACTGGTTGCAGACCGTCAACCCGTTCCGGGCTGAGCGTCAGGCCGCCGTGTTCGTTGCCGATCATCACCGGCCGTACCGAGACATTGGAGGGATGGGCCTATGAGCATCGATCCGCAGCAGTTCCGGATGCCTGCCGCGCTGTACCGGTATTGGACTACCGGCCCTGGCGGTAGGGAGATCCGGTGGGGCACTGACGGTGATCTGACCCGGTGTGCTCGGGAGCTTCGCGGGAAGGTTCCGCGCGGTTCGGAGTATCCGACCTGTCAAAACATTCACATCCGTTTCCTCGGCTACCCGAACCCTAGGGACTAACCATGACTTTTCAATGTGGACCTTCGTGGAATGCGTGTGCACCTAACCCGCCAACCGGCGAAGACATTGCGTACCTCCCGATGCAGCGCCTTCTCTCGTATTTCAGGACGCGTCAGATCCGCGTCGTCGACGCCCTAGAGGCGTACATTGGCCGGATCGAGAGGCTGAATCCGCTTGTCAACGCGTTCGTTCACACCCAGTTCGATGAGGCTCGGGCGGCGGCCGTACTAGCCGATGAGCGGTACGACAACGGGACCGCCCGCAAGCTCGAAGGTCTCCCGATCGCGACGAAGGATCTTTTCGATTGGGAGATGAACGTTCCGAACACGTTCGGCAGCGCCATGTTCGCGCCCGAGAGCGCCACGAATCCACCTCCGACGTACTACCCGTTCCTGCCGCCGTACACCGCGATCTACGTGATGCGTTTGCTCGACGCGGGCGCGATCAGCCTGGGTAAAACCGCCACCCCAGAGTTCGGGCACAAGGGAATCACAGCGTCACCGGCGTGGGGTGACACGCAGAACCCGCTCCGGCTCGGTCTGAATCCTGGCGGTTCGTCGGGTGGCGCGTCCGCCGCGCTCGCGTCGTTCATGGTCGCGTCGGCGGAGGGATCCGACGCGGGCGGTTCGATCCGTATCCCCGCCGCGCCGACCGGAATCGTCGGTTTCAAGGCGACTGCTGGTCTGATTCCGCAGGGTGTGCCGCCGTTCCCCGTCAACCCGTTCCTCCACTCAGGACCGATGGATCGGACTGTGTACGGTGTCGCGGTCATGGCCGACCTCATGGTCCAGCCGTACCCACCCGACCCGTTCAGCGTCACGAAGCCCAATTTCTCGGGTGTCCCGTCGTCGTCGACCGGGTACAACTTCGAGGCGCAACTAGAGCGCGGCGTCCGAGGCCTTCGCATCGGGATCACCGACACGTGGGACATTTACCCCGTCGAACAGCCGATCCGCGACGTGATCAACCAGGTCGGGTGCGTGTTCGAGCAGGCCGGAGCAGTCGTCGAGACCGGGGTCCACCTCGGTCTCGACGAGGCGATCATTCACACCACCGGCGAACCGCTCACCCAGGGTGATGTGTCGACGTGGTGGAACGAATCAATGGGGACACTCTATGCGGGTGGTGTCGTCAACTATTTCGCCGGTTTCGGCATCGATGTCCTCGCAGCGCCAGAGAAACTCACGCCGGAATGGTACGAGCTTGTCCAGCTCGGGCAATCACTTCCCGCGACCAGGATCCGCGACATCGAGTCCGACACCCAGGCGATCAGGTCGGCGTTCGATGCGGCGTGGCGCGTCAACGGTGATCCGAACGGGTATGACCTGATCATCGGCCCGACACTCGCCGCACTCCCACAGCAGTTGATCAACGCCGGTGACGGGTCCACCGTCGGCCCGTCCACCGTCGGCGGCGTCGCGGTCGACCCGAACATCGGCTGGTGCTGCACCTGCTTGCAGAATTTCACGGGTGAACCGGCCGTCAGTATCCCGGCCGGGTGCTATGACGGTCTCCCCATCGGAATGCAGATCGTCGGACCACGCCTGTCCGACGAGCGCGTTCTCGCCGCCGCGCGCACGTTTGAGCGGCTTCGCCCGTGGTACGACACCCTGTACCAGCCCGGATGGAGGTTGTCCGGATGACATTCACCGCCGACAACGGCACCGAAGTGGTGACATCGATGCAACGGGTCGGCGTCACCTACCAGGTCATGCAGCGTCTCGCCGCCGCCATCGAAACCGAGATGGAATGCCGGGGTGCGGCGGCGTGCCGGTACGACGTGATCGTCGCCCAGTCACCGACGCAACGCGGCGCAGACCTACGCGGACCCGACTCGCAAGGCCGCGTGTGGATCCGAACCGTCCAAGAAACCGCGACCACGACGACACCATGCACACCGCTCCTGTGGGTGGACGTCGAAATCGGGGTCCTACGGTGCCACACCGTCACCGGACCCGATGACGTGTCACTACCTGACCCGGAGGTCATCGCCGCCGAAACGCTTCAGGTCGAGTGGGACCGTCAGGCAGTCGCGGCGGCGGCGGCATCGATCCGACGCCCCCGGATGACAGTCACGGCGTGGCGTCCGTACGGACCGCAGTCCATGGCCGTCGGCGGGATCACGACGGTCCGATTCCGGCGGCCGACCTGATGGGGTACGCGCGCGTCAACTACGACGAGGCCGCCCGTGAAGCGCTGCGGATCGCCCGCCAAGCAGCCGAAGACGTCGCCAACACGCTGCGTAACAAACTCGTCCAGACGAGCCCACGCGACTCAGGACGGCTGGCGAACTCGTGGGCCCTCGACACCGAGGTGACCGGTACGACCGTCACCGTGCACGTGTCGAGCAACGTCCAGGCCGGGGACAGCGGACGGTACCTGTGGCAACTTCACCACGAGGGCACCGGACGTCACGGCCCGCAGGGCAGGGACATTGTGCCGGTCCGTCGGAAGGCGCTGCGGTGGCGCGGCGGCCGCGGCGTCGCGTCACCGGGCGGCGCCGGGTACGTGTTCGCGAAACGCTCGCAGGGCATCCGCCCCGACCCGTTCATCGCCAACGCGATCCGGGAGACCCTCGCGCAACACCCCGGTTGGGATATCCAGGCGATGTCGCCTCCGGGGACCCGCGTCACGGGCACGTAGATAATCACACCCACCACACCATCTACGAGGGAGACACCGAACGTGGACGACGAAGTCCCTATCGCAATCACTATCGAGCCGACGACACGGACACTCGAATGGGTCGACCTGGTCGGGATCCGATACCCCGTCAGGCGACCGAAATCGATCGTCTCGGGCACCCCGAAAACCGAAATCATGCGTTTGGCGGCGTACATCAGCCAGCACACTGAGGCGGCGTCACCTCGACGTCCCCGGCAGGGCGCCGCGAAACCCCGCACCACCACCAAACCGATCGAACTGACCGCCGAGCAAATCCAGTCGGCGATGACGGCCGTGTGGCGGTACCTGCACGTCGCTCTGGACAACCCGGACGACTACGCGGATATCCGTCGGCGTCTCTACGGCGACATCGACGACAACGACGCGAACGGCGTCACGTATCTCGAGTTCGAGCACGACCCGAACCCGTCCGACGACCTCGACATCGACAACGTGATCATGCTCGTGGCTAACCTGATCGCGCACTGGCAGGAGACCGATTCGGTTCGGTCGGCCGCGCGCGCACCCAAACCACCAGCAGCACGGAACCAACAGAACCCCGGACAGGTGACCCGTCGCCCCGCGAACAAACGCGGCGGCGGGAGCCACGCGAAACATTCGCAGCACGCCGGGCAGGGATGATCCGATGGGGGAGCTGTATCCGGGAGGGCCGGTCACGCTGCCGTGCCGGATCAGCATCGCCGGGGCGGTCGTCGACGTCCGGTTCGTTCCCGCGCCGACGATCGCCTACTACGCGTCGACCGCGCAATGGGGGGTCCTAGCGCAGAAACTGTTCGACCTCCCGTCCGTGCTGCGGGACCGGATCGCCGACCTCGACGACGACTTCGACGACACCGACCTGACGAAAGCCGCGATCATCCTCACGACGCGACTGTCGGGGTGCGGCGACGACATCGTCGCATGGCGGATCATGATGCACATGTCCGCAGCGATGGTCAGGGACTGGTTGACGATCGCCGGTCGGATCACCGCGATGGGGATCGACCCGTCCCGTGACCAGCTGTGGCGTGTCATCGCCGCGACCCGTCACGTGATCACTGATGGGGCGTCCGCTGAGCATCGGGCATACGTGGAGAGGGCTCTGGAGTATCCGCTGCCAATCGAGCCGAAGTGTCTTCCGGGGGCGGGGTCGCTGACGGCGGTGCGTCGCCGGGCCAGCGCCGAGTTCGATGCACTCGCGAGGGAGATAGGGGGATAGGGGGGTGAGTAGGTGCCTGTTGGTGAGGTAGCCGCAGATGTCGTCGCGGACGGTTCGACATTCGGGCCGTCACTACAACGAATCCTTAATCGACACCGTGATGAGAAGATCACCGTCGAAATCGAACCGGGACTATTCCGCGACGCCAACGGGCGACTCCGGGACGCACGAGGACGGTTCGCTCGCGCCGGTCGCGACGCAGGCGACGCCTACTCCGACGGGTTCCGGCGCGGACTCAGCAACCTCCGCATCCCGAACATCGGTGGAGCGTTGGGGAGCGCGGGCCGCATCACGGCGATGGCGGGCGCGATCGGTGGGTTGGCGGCGGCGGCGGCCGGGCTGGTGACGGCGTTGGCTCCGGCTGTCGGTGCGCTCGCGGCTCTACCTGCGGTGGCGGGTGTCGCAGCCGCGGGAATGTCCACATTCCGGGTGGCTTTGGCGGGTGTGGGTGACGCGTTCGAGGCCGCCGTCACCGGTGACGCCGACGAGTTCGAGGAGAGTCTGGATGGGTTGGCGCCGTCCGCGCAGGAGGCGGCTCGGGCGTTGCGTGGACTGTCGCCGGAGTTCCAGTCGTTGCGTGAGGCGGTTCAGGAGGAGTTCTTCTCCGGGTTCGCCGACAATCTGGACAGTGTCGCGTCTGCGTTGATCGGGCCTGTCCGGGAGGGAATGACTGGGGCTGCGTCTGCTGCGTCCGGTCTCGTGGACGCGCTCGCCGACGTTGCTTCCAGCGATAACGCTGTCGGGTTCGTCGACACCGCGTTTGCGTCGCTTAAGGACATCATTGAGGATATTACTGAGCCGACCGCGCGGCTCTTCGACGCGCTGCTCAATATCGGAACGGTCGTCGGTGAGGCGTTCGATTTCGGCGACGGACTCGGTGGCGTCATCGATGACTTCGCGGCATTTCTCGACGAGGCGGCCGAGTCTGGTGAGGCTGTCGAGTGGGTTCGGGGCGCGCTTGAACTGTTTTCGCAGCTCGGTCGCATTATCGGGGCGGTCGGGTCGATTTTCGGGACCGTGTTCGGCGCCGCGTCCGCTGAGGGCGGTGGGCTGCTTGACACGCTTGAGAAGGTCTTCGGTGAGGTCGACCGGTTCCTCGAATCGACCGAAGGCCAAGAATTCCTTAGTGGACTGTTTGAGGCGTTGGCGGCGATCGGGTCTGCGATCGGCCCGCTTCTGGCCTCCGTCGCCACCGCATTGACACCACTCGGGTCGGTCATCGCCGACGTCGTAACGACACTCGCGCCCGCGATCGAGACCGTCGTCGACGCGCTCGGCGGCGCGATCGCGGCGATCGCTGATTCCGGTGCGCTCCAATCGATCGCGGGCGCGATCGGAAGCATCCTCGACGCCGTCGCACCAGTTCTTCCGGTGCTGGGTGAGCTCGTCGGCATCGTCGGCAACCTGATCGGCGGGATCGCGCAAGCTGTCGCCCCGGTGATCGCCGCATTCACTGGTCTCTTGACAAGCGTGCTCGAACCGATGCTGCCGGTGATCGAGACGCTCGCCGATATCTTCGTTTCGATTCTCACCCCGATCTTCGGCACGCTCGCCGGGATCATTGAACGTCTCACCCCGATTTTCGCGACGTTTTACGAGACTCTCGCCGAATCGCTCATCCCGGTGCTGACCGAGATGGGCGACATGATCACCGAGCAGCTCCTACCCCCGCTGTTGGAGCTGATCGATCAGGTAGCCGACACACTCATCCCGATCTTTGAGGACTTGCTGCCGGTGATCGCCGACGTGATCAGCGGCGGCCTCAGTCTCCTGATCGAGGGGTTCAAGATCGTCGTCGGTGTTATTCAGTCGTTTATCGGCATCGTGTCGGGGATCGTGTCGGTCGTCAGCCCCGTCATCAGCGTGATCAGTGACGTCGCCACCGCCATCACCGGAGAGTTCGGCAGCGCGATCGACTGGATCGTCGACAAGATCGAGGACATTAAGGACGTGTTCGATCGTCTGAAGGATTGGCTCGGCGATGTCGTCCAGTGGTTTAAGGATCTTCCTGGTCAGATCATGGACGCGATCGGTGACCTCGCTGGAAACATCGGCGATGCGATCGGTAACGCCCTGGACGAAGCCGGGTCGTGGATCGGATTTGCGAACGGTGGCATCGTCACCAGCACCACCTACGCGATGATCGGCGAAGCCGGTAAAGAGGTGGTCATCCCGTTGACCCGGCCCGACCGTGCCCGACAGCTCGCGCAGGAATCCGGACTGACGCAGATCCTCGCCGCCGGTCCCCAAACAGGCAGCAGCGACGACAACCGCAAGATCGACATCACGATCAATATCGACGGCGGCGACCCGGAACGGCTTCGCAGAACAATCGAAGACACGATCGCGAAATACAAGTGACAGGTGAGGGGAGGTGAGACGAGATGCTGCCCGACTATGTGGTGATCGGCGGCCTAGAGGTCATCTCGACAGCCCGCGCATCCGCGTACGGTGCGCAAATCGACGAGTGCGGTGCTGCGATAGGGACATGTTGGGACTGTGAAGAGGACGCCGGAGAGTGGCTGAACAGCGGCGAACCCTACGAGGGGATCACTGTTGACGCGCCCTGGTATGACCCGGCGGTACCGGAGTCGGCGATGGTGCTCGGGTTCGCCGGGCTGGAGATCACCGGTATGACCGAGGCGGTCCGGTCGGCGACAACAGCGACATCGTCGGCGCCGGCACGCCGACAGTTCACGATCCGGTTCGCGGCGATTCTCGCGGATGAATGCGGTCTGGAGTACGCGCAAGGATGGTTGGCGAACGCGTTCGAGTCGTCTCCGTGCGCGACGGGATGTGTGGGGCACGAGATGTGCGTGCTCGCGTGCTGCCCGGACGTCGACGATGACGGGGAGCTCGTCGGACCGGACCCGCTTCGGTACTTGTACGAGGTCGAGGTCGTGTCGGGGCCGACGATGATGGACCGCGATTGGGAGGATCCGCTATGGGTCGAGTTCGAGGTCACCCTATCGACGCCGAACGTGTACGTGTGGCGTCCGCCGCCGCCTGATCGTGTGATCTCGGTGCGGCCTTCAGACGGACAACAGGTCACGCTGGACCTTCCGGCCGTGTATGAAGCGTGCCCTGATGACGACGAATGCGCTGGTCAGTTTGCGTGCCCCGTCCCGGAGGGGTTCGCGCCGCTTCCGGCCGAGCCGTTGCCGGAGTGCTACCCGGCCGAGCCGTTCGCCGCTCACCGGACACTGATCTCGATCCCGCCGGGTGTGCTTGCTCGTCAGCTCGACGTGGTCCCGGTGGTGCGTGTCCGAGCGGGGAATCTGGCGGTCCGTAACCTCGTGGTCCGCTTCTACGCTAATCCACTGGGGATTCCGTGTGGTCGTCTCCCGGACCTGAACCCGTGCCGCGCCTGCACGGACCTCACCGTCGCCGAGATCCCCGCCAACGGGTCACTGATCATGGACGGCAGAACCGGACTCAACACGATGACCTGCGTCAACTCGCGTGGCCGGAACGTTGATACCCCGGCCAGCGTGTACGGTCCGCCCATCGACGGCGCGGGCGCCGGGTACGTCGAAGCAATCCAGTGCGGCCCCGGACTGTGCATAGAGATCTACACGGCGGTCGGCGTTGCGGCAGGCGCCGAAGTCATCGTCGAGTTCTGGACCCGGACGAACGGCGGCTGACATGGCGGACTATCTGGGGTGCCCGGCGGCCGGTGACGACACGATCGTTGAGGTTCGCCGTCTCGACCGGTACTCCGCACCCGGGACACCGATCGAGCCGCCCCGACTCGACGGGTACTTCCGGCTCAAGGGCGTCGAGAAGATCACGTGGGGGCGGACCTATAACTCGTGGGCTCCGTTCGAAGTCCAGCTCGGCGGGGGCGCGTTCTGTCAGGACGTCCTGCGACGTATCCAGCCGGGATGGTGGGAGGTCAGAATCCTCCGGGGACGTGACATCGCCTACTCGGGGCCGATTTACGACATCACCCAGTCGACGGGACGGTCCGGCGCCGTCATCAGCGGAGGCGACATGGCGTCCGTGTTCCACGAGGACGCCGGGAGACTCGTCAACCTGGTCGACATGACCTATGAGGACACCGACCCGGTCGATATCGCGTACGACGTGATCACGCAGATGATGGGCCTATCGGTTCCCGAGGACATCTACCTGATCCGCGACTACCTGTACACCAACCCGGTCGGGGAGACGATCGACTACGCGCCCGGAGTGACAGCGGACTACGTCGGCGACACGCTCGACGACCTCGCCGATAACTTCGGGTTGCTGTACGCCGCCGTCGGCCGCCGGATCATCCTGTCGTCACCGGCGACCATAGCCAGGTCACCGATCGCGACACTCACCACCGCGCATTTCGAGGGCGACGTGCAGATCACGCAATCCGCGCTCGACATGGGCATCATGGGCGTCGCGGTCGGCGAAGACGCCGACGGGTCCCCCGTCGTCACCACCGCAGGAGAGTTCGGTTCAGCGTGGGGGTGGCCCGCGATGCGCGTCGACGTCCCCCGGGGCACGTCGGCACGGTCGCGGGCGACGGCGGCTCGCCGCGCGATCCAGGGCCGTATTCGGCCGATGTGGCGTGTCGACCTTCCGTCGTCCGCGCGGCTTTTGCCGACGGCGCCGATCGGGATGAGAGACCTCCGGCCAGGTTCGGCCCGCGTCGACATCGAGATCCACAACATCCCCGTCCCGGTCCGGCAGGCGACGATGCTCACCGAGGTCGAATTCGAGCACGTCCCGGGGGCACCCGGTCGGGAGACGGTGCGGGCGACGTTCGCCCCGATCGGTGAACCGGTGACCATCCCATGACAGGAGACCCGTATGGCTGGTAGCGGCGACAGAACACAGGAACGCCGCGGTTCACGCCAGGTCCTGATGATCGAGCGGCGCCGCACACGAAGAGCACGACGCCGACAATTCCCCACCGCCACAACGGCCGCGGCCGTGAGGGTGGAACACGTCGACGACGCCGGGACACGACGGCGGCTAGCCGTCGGTACATGGGTACAGGAGGACGAGTAATGGCCGGACGATGCAACTCATGCGGGACACCGTCAGTTGACGAGCTGCTCGAGGCGATCCTGGCGCAGCTGATCTGCGACACCGGCGGCCTCGAGGTCGATGAGGCGTTGCGGTGCATTCGGGTGGCGTTGGCCCCGGGCGGAGGTCTCGAGTTCGACGCGCTCGGACGGCTACGGAACAACTGCTGTGACGGGTCGGAGCCGATCCCCGGCGCGTGCGTCGCCACCGTCGGCGGGCTCGGGGACTTCGTCCATGCGGGTGCTGCGGGTGGGGCGTATTTGCTCCACCCTCAGGGTTCGCCGCAGGCGCTCGACTACGCCCTGGATCATGCCCTGGACATGGTGATGGGCACGACCTGGTCGACAGCGGACGAGGTCGCGGTGTGGCAGGTGTACGGGCCGGAGGTCCCACTTGACCTGTACACGACGTCACCGACGACGGCCGCTGGCGGCGGCGTCATGTCCTCGGACTGGATCTCTCTGCACGTGGACGCGGGGACGACGGAGTCCCCAACAGGACGGAACGCGTACGCGCCGTCTCAGCATATCGACCCCGACGGCGGCTGGTACGGCTGGTACGCTCCGCAATACCAGCCCCTGACGCTCGCGGGCGTGCTCCGTCGCCTCCAACAGCGGATCGTCACGTTCGCTCAGATCGACAACACATCGGACGGGGCACAAGCGCAACGGAACGTTACGGCCGCTCTGCGTGCCGTGTCGACCGCGTGCACACACGACTCGACGATCCTCGGCGTCAACTACGACATGGCCGCCTACGTTGAGACGATCGAGAACGCGCAGGTCACGCCCGCGATCTACGTTGATGCGGGCGAGACGGACGTGACCGCCGATCAGGTCGCCGCGACCGGTGTGGAATGGGTACGGCTGTCGGCGTCATGGTCGGAAGCGCAGATCGCGCCGTTCATCGCCGCCGGCCTGAACGTCATCCTCCTGACGGGGGCACGACACTGGTCGACCCTACGAGCCCAGGCGCTCGGCGCTCGCGGCATCGCGTCGAATGACCCCGTCTACGCGCGGGGAGCGCTCGGCGAGATCTACCAGTACTACCGGCGGCCGACCATCTCGTATGTCCGGAGGCAGACCGAGATCGGTCACCTGACGACGATGACCGACCTTCAGGGGGTCGTCGACGCCCGCGGATTCACCAAATCGACCGAGTACGGCCTGTTCACGTGGGTGACGGAGGACCGGCCGCGTAACAGCATCCTCATCGGTGGTGCCTGTCCGCTCCCCGACCCGGAGACGGGCAGCTACACGTTCGAGGCGCAGGTCGACGCCCCCGGTGGCCCTCTTCCGACCGGCGAGTCACCGAAAATCGGCGTGACGATCTGCCAACCGGACGACCAGGACACCGCACCGGAATCCGGTAACGGCTCCGGGTACGCGTGCTTCGTACGCGTCGGAACCGAGTCGACTGGTCAGCTGGAGATCGGCAAGCTCGTCCCCGGAGCGCCGTACGAAGTCCTCGCGACCTCGACCACGAGCCAGGCCGTGCCTCCGAACGACTGGATGACATTCCGGATCGAGATCAGCCCGACCGCGCTCACGCTCACCCGCACCGACACCGCCACCCCCTACTCGGTCACCACGACCGATACGCAGTTCCGTGGCCCGTACGTGTCATGGCTGGCGAACAAAGTTCCTGGTAATCCGGCCGGTGACTTCGTTGCGGGCGTCCGTCAGTTCGTGGACGCGAACGCGTCGATGGAGGGCACGAGTGTTCCGGAGCCGCCCGTTGTGGAAGCCCGCCGCATCCGGGACGTTCTCACGAGCGACGTCATGATATGATGCACTAGTCGAACGCCTAGTCTCATGGCGTCCTCGGTATCCAGTTCTGCTCATTGCTAAGAACAGAATAGAAAGATCCCTACGTCACCTGGTGGCGTAGGGATCTTTCGTTAACGGCGATGTGTTGCGGTGAGGCCAGGGTAACACCCACACACGCACCGTAACTGAGGAAACACTCTACCGAAGTCGGCCGCGACCCGCCCGACAGGAAACCCAACACACGAAACGAACGGTATGACCAGCAACAACACCATCACCTGCCCGGAATGCAACGATCCGATCCACGAGCTACAGAAACCCGAACAGTGGGGCATCGACCCGATCACCGCACGACAGGAATACGACAGGTGGTCCATCAAAGAATACATCGAGACGAGGATCTGGCCGGGACGCGAACCCCTCAAAACCACGTATGGGGTGAGAATCAACGATCACCCCTGTTTCATCGCAGCCGACAAGGTGACCTGGGGTCCGACGGAATCGACGTACATCCGATCCAATGTGACAGAAGCACGTATCTACCGGTCACCACACGTCGATGCGACAGAATCTCGGGTCTATCGCGATGGGGACGTCATCGCCCACGTGACCGGTAACCTCATCACCCATCGCATTGTCGATGCCAGGAAAGCGTTCGGCGAAGACATTATCGGAGTGTTGAGCGAGCACTACCTCGACACCAGAGGACGCCAAAACCTCGCCGAGTGGATCCGCGAGGACATGACGGATATCCACTCCCGTCGAATCGGCGAGTGCCTTGCTCTGGTCATGGCCACAGCGTCATGGGTCAACTGGCAAGACGGCTACCACACAACGATGAACTCGCAGATGAACAACGCAAACCTGGACCTGGATTTGGACGATTCCCGGGTGTCCGATCACATCGTCAAGGCCTTTTATAGCGACTCTGACGGCCCCTTCAACGACCGGTCCTTCCAGGAACGGGCGGTCGTTCGGCTTCGCGATCTGTGGAACGAGATGTCCATGCCGGAACGTCGAGTCGTGTACGCCCGGTGGATCAACGCCCCGATCCCGACGATCGATGACGGGGAATTGCTGTACGACGACGAAGATTTCGAGTGACGGTCAGACGGTATAGTGACGCCGTCGGGGTACCGTATTGCATCAGATCGACGCCGTCTCAGATCGCGTCGTCACCCGGCAAAATAGTGCCCCCTACCGGGATCCAGGTAGGGGGCACTATTCGTGCGTGTCTGGTCAGCAGAACGGGGACGACTCGATGCACCACGCGATCCGCCCATGAACGCCTTGCAGGTAGAGACCATTCTGAGTCCGCCCATCCCATTTGATGGCGGACCGACCCAACATGAATCGATCCGGGCCCATGAACGTCAACAGCGGCAACAGCCGTTCTCCCGTGACCGCGTTGAGGGTGGTCGGGTCGATCTCCTCATCGCACTGCCGGACCGCACGAATGAGACGAGCAACCAGGTCATCTGTTGGCGCCGGTTGAATCAGCGACTGCATGTCCTGGTAGGTGACGGAGTCGTCGCCTCGTTCGGCGGCACGTCCCCGGAACTCCCGGATGCCGATCTGACCGGACGGGAGGCTTCGCGCAGCGGAGATTCCCGCGATCCCGTACGCGGTGACGAGCCACAGTTTCCCGTCGAGAACCCGGAGGGTGCCTGATGCCGTCTCCAACACCTCGACGTCGTGGCCAGCGATGTATCCGGGGTGCCCGGGTCGAATGTCGTAGTAGATGGTCTCGTAGCAGTGGTAGCACGCGTTCAGGTCGTTGTCGTAAGTGACTTTTCCGCAGTTGACGCATTTCATGGCTGGTGGTGTCCTCTCTCGTGTTCGATGTCGAGCTGGTACGCGTGATCTCCTCATCTCTCCATCGCGTCTACGATGATCTGCTCGACGCTCGTCTCATTGGCGTCAGCGACGTGGATCAGTACCCGATGCCATGCCGTGGCGGCTTGGACGGGCTCCGGGTCCGTTCCGACGACGCCGGCCCTCGAGTCGGCCTCGCGCCAGTCCTCTCCGGTCGTCGTGATCTGTAGGTGACCCTGACCCATGATCATGGTGCGTCGCCGCAGGATCTCGATAGCCTCGGTGACCTCGTGGTCGGGGATACCGATGCCGACGAGCGAGACGATGAGTTCGTCGTGCCGGCGACGGAACCCGCCAAAACTCATCAGGACGGCGCGCTCGGCCGAGCTGAATCGGGTGGTCGGAATGTCGATGTTGATGGCGTCGCCGATGAGACGGTCGAGCGCGCCGATGAGGTCGTCGTGCGTCAGTTCGTCGAGCTTGTCGAGCTGGGCTTGGGTCACGTTAGGTCCAGCGATCGATCCGGCGGCGACGGCACGCATCACCGTCATAGCGGTGTCGGGGATAGTTTTCATGGGTGTCTCCTGTCGTCGAGTCGTGATCGGGTGATCCGGCCGGGCACGGGATGAGGCCGTGCCCGACTGGACTACTCGATCACCGTCGACGTGAGCGCCCGGTGCAGGTCCTGCGCCGCGTCACGAGCGCGTTCGTACGCTCGGGCGGTAGCGCCTTCGGACGCACCATCGTGGTCGGTGAGCTTGATGACCAGGTATTCGACCGGTTCGGTCATGCCGGTCAGGTCGTCGGTGTGGGCGTTATCGGCCATCCGTGACGCGGCCGCTGCCAGACGTCCGATGACGGTGTCGGTGAACGTCCCGTCTTCGGCGCCGGGGTAGAGGTGTTGGTGTAGGTCGCGGGTGGTGTTGGCGAGTTCTCGGGCGGCGTCCGGGATGTTCATGTCCATTGGGGCGTCTCCTCCGCGGGTTGGGTTGAGGGCCGGATGTGTCAGCGTTGAATGATGTTGATGTTCTGCGCGGCGATGGCGACCGATCCTGGCCCGTCGGCGACGGCGATGGATCCGTGGATGACAGACACGGCGACCGAATCATCATCGTCATCGTCGTCGTCATCGAGGTCGTCGTCTTCGTCGTCGTCGATGTACGTTTCCGCGTCGACGGTCTCCCACCAGCCGTTCTGCTCGTCGTACTGGATCGCCCATTCGGTGTCGCTGGTCGGACGGTCGGTGTCGTGGTAATTCGTGTTGCTCATGGTGGTTCTCCGGTTTCGGTCTAGGATCGACGTGATCTCTCACGGATTGATAGATGGTGGGGTCCGGTTCATGGGTTCGAGCCGGATGGGCGGGCCGTCAGGCGGCGGCCCGCCCCGTCTTGTTACTGGCTGGTGTCCCGGCGGCGCATCAGGCGTCGCACCCGGACGTCTTTGGCGAGGTTTTTCGACGCTTTCGCGCGGACGGTGGCCCGTTCCGGTACGGTCATCGGCTCGTTGTTGAACGGGTTGTGCATCTCGCGGGCGGGAAGTGTGACCGTGTTGAACGTGACGAAGTTTCGGATCGTGACGTTCCCGTCGGTGGCGAGGCCTTCGGTGACCGCGTCGATCACGGCATTGAGCGCGTTATCGGCTTCGGATCGGGTGTATCCGTTGACCTGCATCAGCGTCTCGATGAGCTGTCCTCGGTTCATGTCTTGCTCCTCTTCTCGGTGTTGGTGGGGCAGCCGCGCCGGTTTCGCGGCTGCCCCGATGTGATGCGGTTAGGCGATGTACTTGTCGTGGGCGGTCTTGACGTCGATGTCGAGTCCTGCGAGGGTCTGCCGCATGAGATAGGCGAAAGACAGTGCGGATTGTCCCCAGATGTCCATGGCCAGGCGGGTGGCGATGGCGTCGATCGGTTCGATGTCGTGGGCTTTGGCGACGTAGTCCCAGATCTCGTGTCCGAGGTCGGTGAGTTCGGGGGCGTCGTCGTAGTCGTTCATGATCGCGTCGACGATGGTGGCGACGTCGAAGCGGGTGTTTTCGAGGAGGACCTCGATGTCCGAGTGGAGGAAGGCGGTGTTGATGTCGGTGTAGGTGGTGTCCATGTGGTTC